GTTTTACCATTATTCCAAATAGCAGGGTCATATAAATAGGCGGGTAATAAACCACTTATAACATTCTTATAATTATTTAATTGTTTATTTGTTAATTTGCCTTTTAATGGTAATCCACCACGAGAAATTAAGTATTGTAGAATACGGTATATTGTGATATTCCTTGTTATTAATTCAAATTTGGATTGGTATTGTCTGCTCCAGTCTTGACAGGAATAATCATATAAACCAGTATCTTCGTTGAATGTTTTTTTTAAGATAATTCCAGAAAAGTTTTCATGAAATGCACTACTAATTAATACGCAGTATAAACCTGTTGTTAAATCCAGATTAACATTACTGGTGAAACTTGCGGTTTTTTGTCGCATATCAGTTTCCTTGATTTGGTATTTTTGCCAGTTTATTGTATCGTAACTTTTCCATGTATTGTAAATGAGTTTTGTTGCATCTTTAATTCTATTAATTATTATGCGAGAGTTATTATTATATAAATTGATATTTTCATATGTTTTTTCAATTTTATTCCTATTAAGAACCATAATAACCTCCTCTCTTATGATTTGCATAATGCTTGTAAAGTTTTCTTATCTAATGTTCCGCTTACGATTAAATGATGTGCAAGGTTTTTATCAGTTACTTTATATTTTTTCTGGAATTTTTTCAAGGCATTACTGGTGTCTTTTGTAAAAGTATTTGTTTGTTTTTTCTTTGTCATTGTTTTCCAAGTCTTACTGCTTAAATATCCGAGTTTTAATAGTTTACTATTTAACTGGAAACAACAATTGTTTTTCTTATTTAATTTCATTTCTGCTACTTTACATTTTTTTAAAGCATTATTTACACTACTGCTTTTTTTTGTTTTCTTTTTTGCGTTTGCTTTTGCTTGTGCAAGGCTCATATTGTTATTCGCATATTTAATTACTGTTAAATTTCTGAATGTTGTGAATTCTAAACTGAAAACAATACTGTCTTTAAATTCTTGTTTTCCTTTCATACTGGTGATAATATATTTTCCATTTTGAACAAAACCATATGTGCGAACATAAATTGTTTTAGCATTAATATATAAATTATATAAGTAATCAATGACTGATTGATTGTTGTATGTTTCGTTTCGTTTAACTTCAACATCAATATTAAAAATAAACCCATAAAAACCATTATATTGAAAATGATTATATGCATTATTATTCTTCGTATTTTTGTTTAAATGAGTTTTAGTTAAATCGATTTCAGGTTCAATGTTTAAACCTTGATCTTGTATGACATGAAGTTCAAGTCCATCGTTTACAACATCGATAAGTTCTTTTTCACATATTTTGAGAAATTTGTAACTCATAAATATCTATACGCTCCTTCCTGCTGTACTGTTGTTCCAGTTTACTTCGTTTTGTATGATGTCGATAATTTCTTGAACAAACTCTCTTTTAGCAAGGTAATCTATATTAAATATATTATTTACTTCACTTTTACCAAGACTATCCATATTTTCAAATCCAGTTGCAAGTATTTCATTTGAAAAATTTGTGTCATTAATATTATCAACTGTTGGATTAAAATTAGCACTTAAACTGCCACCAAGTCTTTGCATCTTCACAGGTAAATCAGAACCAGTAACTTCATCATCCATAGCATCCATATCCAACTTCAAAGCTTTATACAAGTCACCCGGAGAATGCTGATTCAAACCTCTTTGACTAAATACTTTTGCAATTTGTTGACCCAACCAGATAATGTTTTTAACAATTGGATGGTTCATTATCATTTGATTAGCCCAATTTAAACAATCACTTAATGCCTTTGGTATACCCCAAACAAGTTGTTTAAACCGATTAACCGCACCCATTATGCTGCTTACTATAACTCCGGCTAACCATTTCAATCCATTACCTAAAGCAATAACACCATTCCGGAACTGCTCACTATTATTCCATAAGTAAACTAATGCCAATCCTAAAGCAATACCAAGCAATATTGCTAAAGCAATCCAACCTATACTAAACCAACCTGCAGTACCTTCAGCATATTGAACTGGTATTAAAGCCAATTGACCTTCTTCTAAAATACCTAATGTTTCTGCTAAAGTAACAATAGCATTAGCATAAATGGCAAATTGACCAAACTGACCAACAAGACCAAGAACACTCATCATAGGTTCGATAACTGGTGACAACGCCAAACTCAAATCTTCCCATCCAGCATTTAACTGATCAAGAATTGTTTTATGTTGTCCTTCTTCATCCGCTAAACTTTCGAGTCTACCTTCATACTGTTTGGTAATATCACTTGCATTTTGAAGAGTACCTGCAGTCAAACCTAATTGTTGTTCAACTGCTCTTAAATCTCCATTATTATCTTTCAAAATTTGAGATAATGTAGAACCCAACTTCATTTGTTGAACTCCACTTTCAGATAATCTTTGTAAAATAATAACAGTTTGGTCTGCAGTTAATCCATATTCATTCAATGTACCGGCTTGTCTTTTCAAGACAGTTGTAAGACTATCTGCTCCACCAGTAACATTCGCTTCAGCATAAGCAATAGCATTAAAAGCCGAAGGGAGATTGTCTGCAGATATTCCTAATCCTCTTAAAGATTGAGTTAAGCTAATTGTTTTTTGTGTACTTAAACCAGTCGCATCACTAATGGTATCCATCGCTTCAGCACTTGTTCTCAAGTTACCTGCACTAACACCCATTTGATTTAATGCATTAACATAAGCCAATGCATCTGCATGAGGAAAATCCGCATCAGTCATAGCATTAATCATTGACACTAATTGTGGTTCAGCAATACCAGTATTTGTTGCTAATTGACCAACAGTAATCGCTGCAGTATTCATATCTTGTGCCATGCCTTCCGCTTGGTCACCTATTTGTCCTACTTGATTTGCCAAGTCCATTAATACCGCACTATCAATCAAGCCCATACTATTGCTTAAATTATCAGCGTTTTCAGATACATTGGACAATCCGTTGGATAGATTATCTGCACTATTAGAAGCATCATCTAATCCGCTTCCATTTATATTTCCTAATGCATCATTTAATCTTTCGGCTTCTTCTTCGGCTTCAGATAACTGTGAACTAACCTCATCAAAATCAGCATCTGACTCACCCATTTCAATGTTAGCCAATTCATCGGTTAATTCTCCAACACGAGCAGTCGCTTCTTCAAATGCCTCTTGTAATGCCTGACCAGTTTCATCAGCCTTGCCTTTAACATTATCCAATACATTACCTAAATCTTCTACCTGACTTGCATCGGCTTCGGTGGTTACTTTAATTGTTACTTCCTTCTCTGCCATATTCCTCCACCATAAATTCTAAAAATTGTTCTACATTACTGCTAATGGTTTATTATCCATTTTCCACTTAAAAATAATGTTACTAATACAAGAAACTGCGATTAATTGTAAAGGAGTCATACTGGATAAATCTCCATTGTTAATTTTATAATCTCCAGTTAAATGATTAATTGTTAACTGTCGGAGTTCACCAGTATGAATATTTAAAAATCCATTAATTTACGAACAAGATTATACTGTGCATCTTCATCAATTTTAATACCAGAGATATCCATCAATTGTTTACAAATTGCATCAATAATTCCTGATGGCATTTTTTCAACGAGTTCTGGTTTTAAGTGTTCCATGTTTTTATTATACAAACCCATTTTAACCAATTCAATATTTGGTGTTGATTTTTTATTCGCTATTCCCATTGCATATGCTTTATTTGATTGAGTATTTGTCAATGGTTTGATGAATGCACTAACTGGTTTGTATTCTACATGGTCTTCTACGAATACTGGATAATCAATCATTATTGGTATTCTTGATTCTGCACCTTGTAAAATTAATTGTTCTAATTCCATTACTTCGTTATTTTCATTATTTGTTATAATGTCTTCAATTTCTTGTTTTTTTAATTCTTCGATTTTTTCGGACATTTTTATGTTCCCTCCATTCTTTTTATCATTACAATTAATATTATTAAAAGTAATGTGATTGTTATTGTTTTAATTAACATGGTTTTTTTCCAATATAAAATAAAAAAAATTTATACAATATAGTGTAAAATTCATATAAAAATAAAGTAACTAAAATAACCTAAAATTATATGAAAAAAAATTTAAAAAAAATAATATAATGAAACCCAAAAAAAATTAGGCTTCATCATAACTGGATAACACTTGAGGTCTTTTCCTCTCCCTTCTACCAGTCTTAAATTTAACATTACTGACAGTAAAATCATCAGGTTTCAATTCGTAATCTTCACCATCAAGTCTACAATTAAAGAAGTTAGAAACTTTAACATAAGCTTCTTCACCTTTAGGTCTAACAACTTCACGAACAGTAATCATACCATCATTATCAAGCATATACTCTAACATATCTTCAATCTCAATTGAAGATGCCATGCCTTCATAAGAAACCCTACCAACATCAATACTCCAAGCAGTATTAGATGTACTGTTGGTTAATACTTCATCAAAGCATACAGTTGTTTTGGTGTTAGTTTCCCTACTGAATTTTATGCTTGTACCATGACCAAGATAAACACCATTATCAATACTATCTTCAGATTTAGATAACCAAATCTCTTTATCTGCTTTAAAATCAACCATACTTATTCCACCTCAACTGTAAAGTACACATCAATTTCTGTAATAATACCTGCAAACAAGAGTTTAGTAATATACACATCAACACATGAAGCATCTTTTTTCACAACATGATATTCAATGTCAGATAATAGATCTAATGTGTTAACACATTCATCTTTAACCCTATCTAATTCCTGCTCTATTTGACCAATACTTGCAGGTCTATTTCTTTCACCAAGATAATTGTGCAAAGCCATTTTAGTAAGCACATAATCTCTAACACGATTAATATACAAGTCTAATCCATTAGGTTGTTCAGAGTTTACACATACAAATTGTCTGTTTTCTCTGTCAAGACATTCAAATGTAGTTAAACCTAACTGTAATAAGTTTAATCCACTATATCCTTCCTCAACAACTTCAAAATTATACTCTGGAGTTACAGCAGTTACACCATCAACAATTTTTTTAGTCATACTGTTACCCACATTCAAACCGGAAATCAAACCAGTCCAGTAAGCACCAGATTCCATAAGACTTAAAGGTGCATCTGCATCACCAATAGTGAATTGTTGACCACATACTCCACCATAACTATAATCTTTAAATAATCCTGCGGTGGTAGTATATTCTGCTAATGTGCTACGATTAATAGCATAACCAAAACCAACAGGCATTTTATTCAATCTCCTTTCATCACAGAAAGCAGTAATAATAGGTAAAAATGCATCAGTAATTAAACCAGCAATATAAATTGTATTAAACTTTTCATGTTTAATCTTTGCCAATGCATCAGTTAATTTAGCAGTTGTAATATCTTTTTCAACAGTTTGCCCATCTTTTGTAGTGATATTAACTCCAAGAATACTTGATGCACCTTTAAATAAAGGCTCAATACATTTAACACCATCAAATGTAGTATCTTTACCGAATTCAGTATAAGCTTCATCAACACCATTAACAAGAATAGGGTCTGTGAAATCTTTACTAAACGCACCAATTAAAGCAACCCTACCAGCCATTCCCGGTCTTTGTTGAATAGGATTATCAACTTTAAAACTTTGCACTTTTGGATATTCAGCAACCATATATTTTCCCTCATTCCATCTTTATTTTCTTATAATCCTCAATAATCTTATCAAATTCTTTTTTAGATTTAGGTTCAAGTTTATTAACAGTAAAATGATATTCTAAACCTTTTTTAAACATATAAGGACATTTATAATCTTCTAATGCTTTCTTATAATCAAAAGCCATTCTTAATCAACTCACTCAATTTCAATATTATCAGATATCAAACTACAAACATGATCAACAGTATCCTCTGATATCTCAAAATCAACCGGTTCAGTATTAACATTCACCATAATCTGACCACGAGATAAAATCATATCAACATCAAAATAAGGATTAACATTCCTGATAACAGGTTTATTAGGAAACCTATCTTTATTAAGTAATATCAACCGGCAAATCTCATAAGAAACAGTTTTAATAATCTCAATCGCTTTACGATTATCCTTATGTTTAGTAACAACAAGTATCTCAACAAGGTCACGAAACTGCTCAAACTCAAAACCACTCAACTGATTTTCACTACTAACAGCAGCAACTAAAATGCAATTGTTTTCTTGAGCAAGTTTCTTATCAGGATAACCAATTTTGAATTTACTTAATAATTTATTACCATCAATTTTAGCTTCGTTTAGTATTTCTAAAATAGTACTATCAGTAGATAACATTCAATAATCATCCCCTCAATTAAAAAAAAAGAATTAATCCCATTTCACACCGGCGTGACCGATTTCTCGAATCATGATTTCTTCTGCAATCTGCTCTGTATCATCATAAGCCGGTGCAACAAAAGGATGAGGTTTAGGATGTGCCTCTTTCAAAAATACGAAACCATCTTCATCAACATCACCATCCCAATCAGATGGTGCAGGAAATCTTAAAGCTTTTGCTTTTACTGGATAAATATCCGCTCCATACTCTACACTCATTGGATAGATATGTTGGATTCTTGTTCCAGTAATATAACTGTAATCGCCACCTTCATAATCAATACTTGTTGCAAGAATACCTGATGGGTTTTTACAGTTTTCATTAATCCATTTTTCCTGATAACTCACATTCTTTTTAGCAAGTTCATAAACTCCTCTTTTACTTCCATCATCGATTTTATTTTTTAAATCTTGAATTTCTTCTTTAACTGGGTCGAATATTCCATATTCATCGTTGATGGATAAGATGTTATCCAAGTCAGAGAAATCATTATCAACCTCTATTAATGTATTTAATTCTTCCCAAGCACCCATAATTTTTCACACCATTTTTTTTTAACACCAAAATTTATAACTTTAGTATGCTTGGAATGAATAAGACTTGTAAGGTTTTAACATTTCTTTTGCTTGAATAACAAGCTTATCACCATAACCAAAAGGATTAGGATTAGTTTCATCAAGTTGATTGTTAATATTTTGATTGTACTTTTGCCATAATGTTCCTGCAGTCCAGAAGATTAATGCAGTATCGATAACCGGTATGTTTTCAAAATCTTCTCTTTGCAAGTAACTTATGGCGTAGTTAGTAACATCATTATATGTATTGATTATTTCATCAGATGTTACTGATTTATTATAATCCATATCAGTTAACTCATCTTCTTCGATTTGAGTATCTAATACCCAGTTATCAAGTTTACTTAATGTTTGTGTTATAATATCAGTTCTTTCCAATTTAACCACCTAAAAAAATAATAGAAAAAAAATGTAAGTGATTAAATCACTTCACAATTTTATTAAGATGCAGTTAATGTAATTGACATTGTAGTTGTTTCTGCTGTGATGTCTTCAGTAGCAGTGTATGTTTCGTATCCATCACAAGTTACACTAACAGCTACACCAGTACCAACAGCTACATCTTTCACAGTACAGCCACCTTCACTGCCAGTTCCATTAGCACATGATTTACCACCGATAGTTACAACAGCACCCTGAACTGGGTTAGTACCATCAGTTACAGTAACATTAATATCTACGGTTGTGGTTTCTTCCTGTCCACCTTCGTCATCAGGATTAATCTCCTGACCCGCTGGGAGTAACAACTTTTGCCATTAACACATCTTTATTCCATAAGATGAGAACATCAAAGAATACATCCACACTTGATAAGTAAGATTTTTCAGCGTGTTCATAAGTGTTTTCAGATGTGATTTCATCCAAGAAACCGAACACTAATGATTCAGGGTTAGCCAATATGATTTGCTCACCATAATCATTTTCCGGATTATCTAAAACTTCTGCAACTCTAATAGGAGTGTTCCAAATAGTTAATTCTGCACCATTAAAGTATAATGCATCACCTTGATTGGTTTGTCTGTTGTTACCAGCTTCTTGACAGAGTAAACCATATACCATGTTGGATACATAGAATACTGCTTTGGATCTATTACCTTTTTGTATACTGTACTGGGTGAGCATCATTTGTAATTGTGGAATGTATGCTGCTGCAGTACTAATGTCTGTGTAGTATCCCATTGGTGCTTGTTTTTTAGCAACTGGGTCGGTGATTGCCTCGTAAGCAGTTTTAATATCTTCTGCTTGTTTGAAGAAACCATCCATGTATTCCATACCATCTTGAGATGTTGGACTTGCTTTTTTAATACCATATAAACCAATTGCCTCTGCAGATGCTCCAGCCCTTTCCGCTAATAAAGATTCCATTTGAGATAAGAAATCAGCTTTCTCAATATTTTGGAGTAAGAAAGTTTTTGGAGTGTAAGTGAATGCAGAGAATGGAACAGCAACAAGGCTGGATTTACTGAATTCCGGAACAGTTTCAATAATATCAGTTGTATAATCAGTTGTTAACTGTTTACCTTTGTTAGCACCGGTTCTTTTTCCCATGTACTGTAATCTTGCTTGAACACGAAGATAACTAATATCATATTGCATACTGTCCATTACAATGAACCTTGCATCATTAATAATACTGGTTTGGTTATCAAGGTGTACCAAGAAATTATCCGCTTCGGATGGGTTTTTCCATGATGGGTTTTCTGCACCATCTTGTTTTGTTACATCATTTGCCCATTTCAAAATAAATGGTTCGTTATTGTTAATAGTATCTCTTGTAATTAACATATCTTAATCAACTCAAAAAAATTTTTTAAATTTATAAAAATAATATTTTTATAGTTTTATTTTTTAATTCTGCAACCGAACATATCCCTACCAGATTTCTGATAGAAATTAGTACTGGTATTTGGGTTTTTAGTTGTATTCTCAACTTTTTCAGTTGCACTTTTCTGAATACCTGCTTCTTTGGTTTTTTCTGCAGGTTCTTTAACTTCAACTTCTTCAACTGGTTTTTCTTCAGTTTCTTCTTCAACCTCAACTTCTTCTTCATCGGTTTCAGATTTTTCAATAGGTTCAACAGGTGCTTGTTTAGTTTCACCCATTTTTTCAAATGCGGAAGTAATACCAGTAGCAACAGCATTAGGGATTTTCTCTAATAATTCAGCATTAGAAATATCCTTAACTTCTTCAGTTTTAACTGGTTCAGTTTCAACTTTAACCTCTTGCTCGGTTTCAGTTGCACCAGCATCAGCACTCTTATTAATACCAAGAGTTTTCATTATTTTAGCCCAACCGGACAAAGTTAATTTTTCTTCCTCAATAGGAGTTTCATTTGTATTTGTCATTTCAAATTCCTCACTAACAGATTTATTAATATAAACTTCATACTCTTCAACTTCAAGCCCAAACCCATTTGATGGTTTTGCAACAAAAGAAATAAACTTCGGAATAACTTCCTCTGTATCCTGTAAATCTCGATAGTTAATTGATTTGTTAATAAACCAATAATCAATATCAGTTATATTTTTAGGAACACTACCAAGACTCAAACCATTAATACTGTTAGGGTCATCACTTAAAATTGACTCAATTATCTGCGGATTTGTAATATAATAAGTAACTAACCATGAACCTGCAGGAGCGATTTTACCATCAATCATCTTGTCGGTATCACTAATTCCATTTTCAACAGTATCAACACCATTGTTCTTCAAGTAATTGTGTTCGGTGTCGGTTTGATGTTCCAAGAATTTAGTAAGGATAATTTTAATATCCTTTTTTGTGAGAACATCATTCTCATGGTCAGGAATCCCATTAGGTATTACACATCCAGTTACATAGATTCCATTATTATTTGTCATAACTAAAAATTCCTAAAAAAAATAAATTCTTCATGGTGCAACCTGTAACAGTTGAAATTATTAAAAAAAAAATATTTTTTAACTATAAAAATCTTTTTCCACCATGATAATAAACACAAAAAAAATAATATTCATTATAATAAGAGTACTCCCAAGTATTATTGAGAGTACTCAAAGTTTTATTTTTTGGAGGTACATAAAATGATAAACGAACCTCACCTTAAAAAAAAATCAAATTAAAAAGAAGGTGAGCATAAAATTTAATATTCACCATTATAATCAGTCAAATACTCAACATCACAATAACAAATAAAAGTATTGCTCGGACTTCCTGCAGGGTCACTTGGATACATTAACTCATCAATCTCCAATGTATTATCATTAGTGATAATAAAAGGTTCATTCACATATCTCTTCTGATGATCATTACTTGCGTGTCTTGTAGTTTGACCCTCACCTGTCCAAATCCATTCCTTACCATTATATACTTGGCTTTTACCTTCATTCACATAGTTGTCATTGATTTGATTAATCTCTTCATGTCTACTTTGCATTTGAGATTGTCGAAGTAAGTTTTCAGCTGTTGCATCCAAATTCCTATAAGTAAACACATTAGTTGGTATATTCAAACCTTCACTAACAAGTAACTCATTAGATTGAATTGCAACTTGCTCCAATATTTCTTTACGATTAGCCATACTCCGATTTTTCTGCTTTGCTTTCAAATCTTCATATGCTTGTTGTGGAACTTCATATCTTAACATTACTTGCTCCACATAATCCAAGTTCTTCGCAATTCTTTCAACTTCCGCTTCAACAATACGATTCAATTCCTTATCCGCTTTATTCTTAACCAGTAATTTATTCAAGTTATCATTACTTGTATACTTACTGTTTATGATACGATTATAATTCCTGTAAACATCAGGTTTGTTCAAGATAGATAATTCAGCCCATAACATTGATGGTGCAGGTTTACCCATTTCACCATCATTCATCTTCCGAACCAATTCATCTACTTTCGCATTATTATACAATTGAATTTTATAAGCAGTTCTCTGATTAACTGCTTTGTCGATTCTTGCTTTCTGTTGAAAGAATCTTGGTGATTTCCGCAGCAACATAACATCACCTGTTAATAGCTTCTTCAATTACTGCAGCATCAACAAATTTACTTGCCTCATAGAAATCAATTTCTTCCTGTGTCGGTTCACTTAAACCAAATGGATTTCCATTGTAATATCTTTCATTGTAAATTGGATTATCAAAGTCAATATCTATCTCATTATATTCTGGATATATGCTTTGAAGTTTCTTAATTGCTTGACCGAATGTGATTAATCCATTGTTGAATGATTTGATTGTGGTATCAGTTTCAATGTCTTTTTCATCAATGAATACTGGAGTTACAATTTCAACTTTATCATTATTCTTAAAGTATTTTTTGTTGAATTTACGCATATCTTTCTCGATTGGTCTTTGACTATTATTTAACTCCAATGAATATATCTTATATAAAGTATTAGTTTTATTGGAGTTCATTGACTCGGTAGTATCATCAATTAATAATCTTGCTTTTGGCATTTTAAAGTTTGCCAATATTTTAATATCAGATTTCTCCGCCAACTTCTCCAAGTAATCATAATTTGACTCACTAATCTGAATATAATCAACTTCCAAAGGAATATTCGGATTCAAGGTAGTTAACTCTAAAGTGAAAATACCACTACCTTTATTCTCCATCTTTTCCTCCAATGTATCTTGCACATCTTCTTCATTTGGAGATGAAGGAGGTCTGCGAATAACCAATATACCAGAGATTAAATTACCATCAGCTAATTTCTGTGCATCTAATAAATCCAATGATACACTTGCACTTACATGATTAAAACATTCCAACCATACAGGATAACTGAAATAATCAGATTTCCTACCACCACCTAACCATAAGCAGATATGTAAATCATCATCCACCGGTGGATAATCATGGTCATATAATCGAAGTAATGTTTCTTCACCATTTATCTTATGACAAGCATAATAATAATAATCATAATCACCTGTATCAGGATTGTATCTTCTTTCTTTTTTAATATTCAAAGTGTCTGCAGATATTTCTTTTAACTCTGCAGGTTTACCAGTATCTTCATCAAATAATATTTCCGCTCCACCAAAACCATAACTTAAATGGTCTTTGACAACATCACATAATTGTTCCTGATTATCTTCCCAGAATAATATGATATCTTCAACTTCAACTTCTTCACCATTACTGGTTTTGATGTTGATGTCATTGTAGATCATATCTTCAGCAAAGGTGGTGATACATTTGGATAGGTAAACATTTTGGAAGATGAGGTTATCACATATTGCAACAGGAATGTATGGGTTGATGTATACTCCTTTGTTGGTATCATCTTTTTTTCTTGTTTGTGCTGGTGTTGTGATTACTTCATCAACAGCGTTTTTGTTTATCCTGTGTTGTTTGTTGATGGATGGTATTTTTTGTATCTCCATTATTATGTCATCTCGATTAGTTTTATGAAATCTTAAAAAAAAGGTAAGTTTTATTATTTGAGAGAGGTCTTTATTTTTTTAAAGGTGAATATAATAAATAAAGGTTAGAATTATGATATTTTTAGTGTAAAATATGATTTATATGTTAAGTAGACTAAAGAATAGTTAGTTTTTTTTGCCTCTCTCATTCTTTACTCTTATAAGTATATAGGGTGTGGTTGGTGGTTGTTTTTATATGAATTTTAATAGGGTTTTATTTATCATATATAATTATTTATCTTATATATGGTGGTTTTGCATTTTGGGATGGTTAGGTGTTGGAAAACTATAGTTTTTAGTAAAAAATTCAAAAACTATAGTTTTTTCTATAGTTCTTGTTATTCTATTATTTATACTTATATTATTATTATATATATTATTATTATTATAGTATAACCCTCTATATAATAATATAAATAAATATATATCATATATATAAAATCTTATATATTATATATAATTATTTATCATATTATACAACTCTATATAGATAAAAATAAACAAAAAACCATACAACAACAAAATAATTAAATACCAAAAAAACAAAAACTATAGGAAAAAAATTCAAAAAAAAAATAAAAGGTTAAGATGGGATTTGAACCCATGATCTACTGCTTACAAGACAGTCGCATTAAACCATAACTATACTACTTAACCATCAAAAAGAGATAAGAGATGAGTTATACTTTTTTACCATACCCCAAGAAAAGTGACAATAATTTGAATCAAATAAAAACTTTAAAATAGCAACCAAAAAAAATCGTTTTTCATGTTTTTAACTCATCTCTACTCTTAATGTATAATATACTGATGTATATAAAATAATTGTTCAAGCCCACCATCTCTTTTTTTTATAGATGAGAAAAAAATACCCTTTTTACTCTCAATTTAATTTTTATTCTTTAATAGGTAGGAGTTTTAATTTTAATATGATGATGGACTTGAACAATATAATCATTTATGCAGTAACCATCAAACCAGTAATAGACTCATTCATCTTCTCAAAAGCATAACTCACACTATCCTCCTCATCCGGTGAAGGATAATCATTCATCACCGCCTTATCAGGATGAGTATAAATAAACTGATTACCCAACTGACTAACCGGCGAATAAGGAAAACCATTAATATCAACTGAAGGAATATCCTCATTAATAAACATAGTACCATTACGAATATGATACGCCACAGGATAAGCACGATTATACTTTGACCCTGTACTTGCTGCTGGAGTATCATCTATATAAAAACCAAGTTTCATTGCCAAATCACCAAGTATATCTCCCCAGTAATTCAAAGCAAAATGAGGACTACTTCCAGCTTCTCTTTCAAAGTTAATGCAACGAGGCAACCATTGTTGATTCCTTAATATGAAATTCCTTAACCTGTATTCTTGGTCTTGATTTGGTGTAGCATCCAAATCAACTAATACAAGTTTACCATTATCAAAATATACAAGACAAGCCATAGCAAACTTATCAGTACCAGTACTTGCAGGGTCAATACCAATAGTACAATACACCGGCGACCAATCCTTAAAAGTTTGATAACTGATTAATGATTTGTTGAATTGTGTACGATTCATCAACAAACCACTTGATATTACAGCGTTCCAGTCACCTTCTTTCAATTGCTTTTTAGTTAACTCATCAAGTTTATCCAATTGTTTCTCATACTGCTCAACATCTAAATACTTATTATCAGTATATGCTGATTGAATAAATGCACATGGTGAATTATCCATAATGAACCTTGCTTTTACCCAGTCATGACCACGCCCACCCGGATTTGTTGCACCTCTCATCCTGATAGGAATGTCACTATCTTTCAATTTCCTTAACCTTGAATGCAGGTAAGTATATTGTCTTTCGGTGAATTGGGTTAACTCATCAAAACCCACAAACTGCAATTCACTTCCTTGATATTGGTCAAGGTCATTATCATGTGACAAGTAACCAAAAGTTAATGTTGATCCAGATGGAAATGTCCATGTCTTTGTTGTCTTATCATGATGAACAATACCTTGACTAACTGGTTCACTTAACCATCTTCTTGCCCTATCCATGATAGCATTCGGTTGAGAAAGGTCTTTGAATGTTCTACGAAGAATCAATGCAGAATAATTTGGTTCGGTGACATATTGTAATGCTGCCATCAGTAATGCATCACTTTTTCCACCACCAGCCATTCCACCATAAAGTAATTCCTCACTATCATAAGTCAGGAAATAAACTTGATTCTCAAAAGGTCTTTCATGAGATACAGGTATAAAAGGATTATCAATGATGGTAGTTTTAATCTTCGCCATCATCCTTATTTTCTGTTCCTTCGACAAATTCTCGAATGTAATCCTCATTACGCTTCTCCCTATCTTCAACAGTTATCTCTGATGATGTTTCAATATCTGCATCAATTACTGCATCCATGTTAATATTAGTTTGCCCTTCATTCACCAACTCATTAAAGGATGCAATCTCATTCCTTAAAGCTTCACTATTCTTATTCGCACCATAAACTTTCTGATTAGTATTCATAACCATATCATCTTCAAGTTCTTTACGAAGTTTATTCTGAAACTGAATCCGGTCTTTCATTCCACGAATAGCCTCTTCCCTTATCTGTCTGATTTCATTTCTTAAAGCCTCATCATCCACATCTCTTTTCCAGTTGTCATAAGCTTCAGCTCTCATCATCCATTTCCATTTGGCAGAGTATTCACAAATGGTTTGATAGGTAGGTATTCTTTTCTTACCTTGCTTGGACAGAATCTTGGACAAGTGTTTATGGAAATTGACAAGTGTTCTTGGACTATCCATTTTAATGAACTCTTTGAAGTATTTAAATGATGCACCTTTTTCTTCACCATATTTTTCATCATTATATGGGGATGTCCATAGGCTTGTTTCGTGTTCCATTATTGTTTCACCTCTTTTTTTATTCTTGTTTGTAGCAAAGGGTTATTATTCTAATGTATCGTGTAAGTTATCCGGTTTTCTGATTTTCTGTTTTTCTTCTTGTATTTTCTGCAATACTTCTTCAGCATCAACTTTAACTGTAATTGTTGCATCTTTTACTGCATCTTTTACTGATTTGCTGGTAATTTTTAATGTGCAAGTGTAAATTGTACCATCAACAGTATATTTGCTGGTGAAACTTGTTTTATTATTTTCCAGCAATTCCCTTGCTAAATCTCTTGCGAATTTATTGTTTTGATTGTCACCGAATAATCCATTTAACCAGTTGCTGATTTTCCTATGTAATTGTTGACTAACCATAAATTTATACCTCCAAATAAAATTCCTATTTTTTTTAGTGCAAGTGTGTCATGAAAAAAGCTAAAGCACCAATAAGACAAGTTAATCCACTAAAACCAAGACCAATAACCCAGTTCAAGGTATTGTTTCTTGATTCTAATGCAGTAATACGATTGTCTTGTTTATTGATAATGTCTTTTAATTTATTATCATCTGTTTTAGATGCAATTACTATTTTATTCACACTTGTCTGAATTTTGTCTAATTGTTTTTGAATTTTCTCATTGTCTGTTTTCAAATCATCTAATTTTTCTTTTTTATAATCTAATTCAGTTTGTAGATTATTTATTTTCAAGTTATGGTCTTGTAATAACTCTTCATGTATACATTCATAGTTTGGACTATTGGGTGTCATCTATTTCACCATCGTTTTCTTCATATGCAATTGCAGGGTCTTCACTATAATCGGTTTCTTCATGTTTTAGGTTTTTTTCGATGGCTTTGTTGATGTAGTTGTTAATTGCTGTGATTTGATCATCATCTAAATTGTCGATTGGAATGTAGATTGTGTCTTTTTCTTCATCGAATAAGTTGTTATGGTGTTTTGCATTGTACCAACTGAATACTGCAAGTATAATTCCTCCAGTGATAGAGGCAAGTGCATCGGCAGTTACAGGTAAATTCAAACCCATACTCGCAAGATAACCTAACAGTAAACCAAATACGGTTAAAAGCACACTTGTTAAAATTGTACTAATGTTTCTGAATTCTAAATATTTTCTCATAATCTTAATCAACTCCTTTCATCTTCATTATCTTCTTTTTTTATTTTATTGATTTTGAAATCAAGGTTGGTATTTGTTCGTATTCCTGCGACATATGGTGTAATGCTTGAAATATAACCACATCGGCAAGTTATATCACCCATAGTATTCATTGTTAGTTGCTTACGATGGCAGATTGGACATCGTGTTTCTGTGATGTCTATTTCTAATTTGTAAGCATATTTCTGCTGGTGCATTTTACTGTACAAAACAAAAACCTCTCTTTCATTATTATACTCTTATAAGTTTAAAGTGAATTCAAACAAGTAAAATTATATTATTCGATTGGTTTTAAACCTAAAGCCTTTTTTGCGTTTCGTACTTTTTGTAATTCTGCCATTGGGTTTGGGTCGGCTTTGCCATGTAGGTTTGCACCTTTACTTCCTAATCCTCCTTTTTTCCTTTCGCTCATTACATCTTTATAACGATGATAATAGTTGCGATTGTTTTCTCGGCATTGTTCTCTGTTGGCTTCTTCACCACATTTTGTTTTGCAGTATTTTTTGTGTTTTTGTGTTGGTGTGAATAGTCTACCGCACCATTCACATCTTGGTAATTTGTCGAATATTATTCTGATGATGTTGGTTGTCATTTCTTCAGGTTCATCAGGTAAGTATGGTGTTGTTATTGTGTTTTTGTAGTTTTCGCTTATTTCATGATATTTTCGTATTAATGATTTATTCTCTTTTTGATAATCTGGATCTTCAAGTAACTCTTCATTTGTGAGTATAATATATAAGTCCATTTCTGGGAAATATCGGTTGATTTGTTTTATGAAGAAATCTGGTGTGTTATCATTTGTATTGTAAGCATAACTGGACAGTATACTCCTATCCCATATTACAATATCATATTTACTCCAATCTTCACCATAATAGGTGAAGCTTCTGTCAAATGCCATGAGTAATGCGATTTCGTGAGGTAATAATTTATAATTTTGCAGTATATGGATGATTTCTTCGTTTACTGGTTGAATTGCTTTTCTTACTCGGTAATGTTTTTTCCTGAAGAAACTTATTAATTCATTGACTTGTGTTGTTTTCCCTACACCATCTATTCCTTCTAATGCTATATGTAATACCATTTTTATTGTCTTCCTTTGTATCCTTGACTTTCAGCATATTTTCTTAAATCGTTGAACCATCGTTGGCTTGTGAATGTGTTATGATTTAATTGTAAGATTTCTCTTACTGCTTTTGATAATGGATATCCTTTATCCATTAATGGTTTGCAATCGTTGAATAATTGTTTCATTTCTTCTTTTCGTTCTGCTGTTGTTTGTGTTATAACTCTGATACCCATTTATATTACATCTCCAGTATTTCAATACATTCTTCAGGACATACATCCATGCAGACTTCACAATATGCACATTCATAGGCATTGTGCATGAAACATTTAACAGTCTTGTCATAGGTTAAAGCACCATTCGGACAGGTGTTTACACATTCCATGCAGTAATCACATTTACTGTCATCAATTTTAACTGTGCAAAAATTAACTCCTTGAATTCCAGTCATAAACATCTACCTCGTTTTTGCAATCTTTCCCTACGCTGTTCCAATAATACAGTATAATAACCAATATCAGTTGATATTTCACTATAATCAGCATCAACAAAATCCTCAAGTGTATCCAACTCATTAACAACAGTTCTTAACCTTACCACATAATTTTTTAACTTCTTGAAATCATCTGACATTTTTTAATCACATCCTGTAGGTTTGCTTTCTTCATCCCAATATATTAATGATCCAACTACTCCTTTTTGATTTTGGTATTTGTTACCGCATTCACCATAACTGCGATTGCATTTTTCGTTCAATTCTTCAAAGATTAGTTGACAGATTCTCATGTCTTCGTGTAATAGTATGCTGTTTGGTGATAGGTTTTTAATTTCTAATACTATTTGTCCTTTGAATCCGGCATCGATGAATCCTGCTGTTACATGAATTGTTACTCCTAATCTTCCAATGCTGGAGCGACCTTCTACTTTTGCACATAAATCATCTGGTATTTCAATCCATTCTTTTGTGTGTGCTAATACGAATTCATTTGGTGGTATTACTATGGCATTGGCATTAATGACATTGTATTTTGGTTCGTTGTTTCGTGGGTCTAATACTTCTTCTTGTTTTATCATTTGCCAAAATTCGTTTCCTAATCGTAAATCCAAACTTGATGGTTGTATTTGTTCGTTTGTTGGTCTGGGTTCGATGATTAGTTCTTTTTTATTTATTTTTTCAAGTATTGTGTTATCATTTAGTATCATTATATGTGATTTGGTGTACTGTTTTATTTATAGTTCAAAAGAGGAAGTGAATTAAAATAAGTAATAATATATGATGGTTTAAAGGTAAAAAAAAGGAAAAAATTCAGTTATAAAAAATAATATTACAATTGTGACATTTTGAGATGTGTCATTATGACACATCTATTGTTTGTTTTTCCTTGAATCCGAGATGTGGGTCACCTCTTCTTGAAACCCATGCTAATGCACATTGTGGTTTTTTGAGATAAGTTGTGATGTAGAATAGGTTTCTGTACTTGTTGACTTTGACTTTATCACCGATTTGAGCAGATTTTTTAAATCTGTTAATACTTGATTCAATCATTGAATCAGATAACCAGTAATCAGTATTTTCAACATCCATAGTTGCAGAATGACCCATGACTCCATATGGGTCTAATGGGTCATGATAATCAACTTTAAATGTTCCATCATCATTGATGGCAGTTATGACTCCATCAAGACCAGTTACTACTATTCCCCATTCAGGGTGTTTTGGTTTACAATCTTCATACATAATTAATCACCTTAAAAAAATAAATGATAAAATGTGGAATTTATTCCACTTTTATGATTTTTACCTCAAGTAATGATTCTTTCTCATAGATGATATCATTTACAACTGTGTGGTCTTTTGTAAAGCTATTGTCCTCGAATAAAACACAATTGAAAGTGTGTTCATCCAAGCAACTGTCTTTTGCATTATTAATCCTGTGGTTAAGGTAGTCAATTAAGCTGTCATAGGTTCTTACACTTGCATCAGATATTATGATGTTGCGGTTTTCTTCCCATTCTTTTTTGTCATGGAATCCTATTGCATCTTTTACTGGTAGGCTTAAATATGCGGAGTTGCATATGGTGTTGATGGTTAATGGAATTTTTTCTTCGTTTTCCATGTGGTCATCAAGGTATTTCCAGTTGCCATTGCATATGTCTATGTTAATGATTTCGCTTGGAGTTCTTAAAAAGCCAGTTTCAAGTTTGGTTATTTTTATGTTCATTTTCATTTTTGGTAGCCTCTTTCATAGTTTGTTAGGTATAGTTTTGTTTTTATAGTATATATACTTTTACTAAATGTATAGTTTTTTATAGTGTTAAAAAAAAATAACTAAAATTCATAAATCTTTCAACTGTTTCAAAATAATATCCGCTTTCCTGTCACCAATCCCATCAACCTCAACCAACCGCTCTTTTTTCAAACCCAAAACATCATCAATAGTAAGTAAATGAAGTTTATCACAGATTTTCTCTGCAGTCTTATAACCTACTTTTTCAACATTATTTGCCAACAATCTTAAAGCCGGAGTACCACGAGATTTAGGAAATCTCTTCAACACAGGTTTGGTATCAATGCAATGTCTTGCTGTTGATTCAATACATTGAAAAGCATGGTTTTGGTTAGGAACTTGGATTATGCTGGTAACATTCAACAATGAACCAAAACTACCATAATATTCACGAAGTGTCATATATCTGCCAGTATAACTTTGTTTTTCACGAATCAAATTATTCAATTCATCTGGTGTTCCAACTACAATAATGAAATGATAGTCAAAGTTATTGGATTGGTCTAATGCTTGGTTAAACACTCTATTATCTGACAAACTTCCAAGATAATCCTCAATGGTCTTGTATTCAAATGCGACAGTTATTCCGTTTTCTCCTTTGAATACATAATCTCCTATGGGTAATTCAAGGACATAAACTTGGTATTGTTCTAAATTATGTTTATTTTTATTTGCATTTTTAAAAAAATTATAAGCAGGTTTTACCCTGCTTTGCTCACGATCATCAATGAAACAAGTAATCATTTTACACTCCCATTGATTAATTCATATTCTTTTTTATACAAATCTTTTAGCTTGTGACCGATTTCCCATTGTAGATTATAATCAGATGTTTCTTTTAATTCTTTTTCTAATCTTTTAATTTCTGATTTCACTTCGTTTAAATCCATAAAAAACACCCTCTTTTTTTTAATCGTTTTCAGGAATATGATATTTTTTCATTAACTCATCTCTTGCAACAACTAAACGAGTAATTTTATGATTATGGAAATCCCATTTAAACCTTATACTATCCAATATAACTTGTTTAGATTCATCATCTAACTTTGAATTATCAATAATCTCATTAGCTTCTTTTAAAGTATTCATTTTCATTTTATGAAATTCAATTTCATTACGAATACTCCTTAATGTTTCATTTACTTCATTCATACCTTAATCAACTCAAAAATAAACTATTATTTTTAATAATTTTCAACAACAAAATCCCTAATTTCTTTCGCTTTACTTTTATCCCAGTTACATTCTTTTAACCTCCTAACCATCTCTTTTGCTTGAACAACCGTATGAACATAACCATAATAAACACCCTTCTTTTTAATCTGCCAATAAATTTTTTCTCCTCTCCTACTTGCACCATACCAACGAGGTTTAAAATGTTTTTTCTCCCATGCAGTTTTATTCCTGTTAGGTCTTAATCGAATTTTACCCTCTTCTTTACAGATTTTTCTTAATCTTTGCATATTCGCATGAGATATGTCAAGTAAATTCGGAATGTCTTTAACTGCAATGCTCGGGTCATTATATAATATTATAAATTCATCTTTATGCTGCATTAAAGTATCACCTTCAACAATGTTAAAGTTCATTTACAAATCACTCCTATTATTATACTTATTAATATTCCTGTGATGAAACCGAATAACCAGATATTTTCAACTAACATTTTTTTTAGATCCCTTTATACTTTTGACTTATTTTATTTCTTGGTTTCATATTGTATCCTCTTTTTTAATGCTTTGAGTACTGCTTTTCCTAATTCTGTTCTTTCAGTTTTAATACTATCGGTTATGGTGGTGTGTATGTATTGTATTTCTAATTTTAATCCTTGATTTTCTTTTTTCAAGTCTTTTATTATGTCATGTTGGTATATTATGAAATCTGTTTTACCTTTGCTTGTGTTATCAATTTCATTGAGTTTTGTGACTATATTGCAAAAGTCTTCATGGTTGTTGAAGTAATATTTTTCTGGTGTTCCATCTGCGTAAGTTTCTTCGTGGTCTTCAAAGTATTTTGAATCTCTGGATATTTGGAATCGTTGTTTATCATCTAATATTTCCGAATCATCTTCTTTATGTGAAAATTGGTTTTCAGTCATTCGTAACACTTCCATTCTTTTTGTAATTGTTCTTCTGCTTTTTTGAAGTCATCCATTATGTCTGTTAATGCTCTCCAATCTTTTTCTTCGATTAATCGGTATAGGTCATCTAATTGTTTGTATTGTCGGTTGTTTCTTTCTTGTAGTTCCTTGTTTTCTTTTTCAAGTTGTCCTACCCTATTTGCATTTTCTCTTGCTCCACGATGAAACTCATCTCTTTGTGCTTTAAGATTATCGTACTGGATTTTAATTTCTTTATTTTCTTCTGCTAACTCATTCAACTTATCAACGACTTCTTTATCTGTTAGCCATTCATCTTTGAATTTAAAACTATGTTCACAATAGTTTACATCTTCCCATTCTTCTAATAAAGCAACACCATTCTTGTAAACATCTTTTTCAGTCATTCCACATCACCTTTAATTGGAATATAATCCTCTGATGGTTTTTTAATCCTTATACTGATAAAATCATTTCCACTTACCACTATATCATTTATATCGTATTCTTGACCTTGTAAATCAACAATACGAATATCCATTACATTTACATTATATCCACTCATTCTATATCACCATCATAATTTGCTTCCATATTCAACTCTGTAACAGTTTTATTTTCATAAGGACAAGTTTTACCCATCGGCGGGTTTTTCTTTGAAATCGCACAAATAAAACCCCCAAAAGTAACATAATACATAAAAATACAATTTTTTAAGCATTTCATTCCAGATCACCACCTACTCAAAAAAATCATCTATCTTTGTCCAAACAAATGCTATAATGAATAATAATGCTATTGTGCCTCCAACTGAAATTACTACACTTAATATTATTCCAATTATAAAATCTAATCCTAAATTACCAGTTAAACTCATTCACATCATCACCATTCTTGCCAATACATCCAAAACCAACAATTACTGCACTTGTAAAAACCAGAGAATACATTAACCATCTCTGCCCCACACTTCTCACATCGTTTACTCTCTGTCATTAAATATTACCTCATTTAATTCTAACTCATAAATTATATCATCCAATAAAACTCTTTCACTATTAGTTAAATCTCTTTGATTAATTTCTTTCAAAATTTTAACAGTATCTAATTCAAGTTTAATTTTATCAAGCAACTTCAATGATTCTTCAAAATTATAACACCCATATAAACCCCAATTGGCTTCAAGAATAACCTTTTGATATGGTTCTAATATTTCTCCTCTTTCGCCTTTTTCTCGTAATGTATCTACAAAATCATTATCTATATCATCTCCACCGATAGTTAATGGATTAAAATGTATTTTTACTGCTTTAACTCCTTTTGCAGAATCTCTATCTGTTTGTACAAGCACCTCTGCTCTTTCATCACATTTCTGCAAATATCCAATTAATTCTTTAACAATCATATCATCATCTCCTTTTCTCTACTTTTTTCAGTCATTAATGATCCACTCCATAATATTTAATAGTAAAATTCATAATCTCAAACCTTCCGTATCCGCAATTATAACATCACCCTCAATAAAAGGTTTTTCACATTCAGGACACCATAACCTTGTATAACTTAATCGTTCCAATGGATAATCACAGACAGGACAATAATAACTAAAATCTGATGCTTTCCAATGGTCACAATAATCATTTTTCACAATGTCTGCATCTTTCAAGCTACAATGTATCATACCGGCATGAATTGACATACAAGAATATTTACAATTATAACATCTTTTTTTACGGATTTTCGGTTTTATCATAGCTTAAATACTCCTTAAACTCTTCCTGCTCCCACCAATTATTAACACTAACATCAGGAACAGTACCATGAACTGCAACATAATTAATAAAAATACACATTGCTTCTATACTTGCAATTGGCAGTAAATAGTTAGTTTCATTTTCCCTTAAAAATTCAACACCGTTAAAATGCTCAACAATACTGACAATTGGTATTATTCCATCAGTTTCACTCATTTTAATTACTCCATTTTCTTGACAGGTCTTTATCGTTGAATACTGTTTTTTCTTGACATTCTTTCATACTGCTGATATTGTCTTGAAAGAATTTAAGGCACATATCTCTTTTGGGATTGTAGTTATCACAGTTTAGGTGAATGTTTTCAACACAATTGTCGCAGTAATTATCCATGCCTTCTTTATTCTTACAGTATAATTCACTATTACCAATATACCTGTATTCACAGTCTTTAAAATCACTCATTCTTTATAACTCCATTTCTTTTTTAATCTTATCCAAATATACAACAGGCACATCATATGCTAATGCAATATCATGTTCCAGATTGCAACCTCTGGCATTTTCCCAACCATAACCCATAGCAAGTACATCTGCCATGCTCATAAACAGGATTGATTCACTAAAACATTCTAATGCTGATTTTTCATTATGGTTTTCAATTACTGTACTCATTATCTCACAATTATCATCATAATAATCGAATAATAAGTTTGCCATTTCGTTTCTTTCATCTGATATTTCTTTATCTGTTTTGTCCTTCATTGGACTGCTTAACATGATTTTAATTTTACTCATAAATTATTCTCTCCTTTTATTGTATTTTTTTCTTGCTTTCATTCGTTGTTCTTTTAGTTCTTTACAGTTCTTTTCCCAAAATCGTTTTTCTAAATCAAATATAGTTTTATCAGGATAATATGTTCCATCAGTTTTAAATTGCATATCTCTTAACATTTCCCATTTGTCTTTATCGTTGTCAAATATCCATTTAAGTTCATCTATTCTTTGTAAAGGACATAACCAACAATTGAAATGGGAATGATGTTCATACACTTCACCAAAATCGAAACCATAATCTTTACAGATTTCTAATGCTTCGGAAGTAGTTATATCTGCATCAACTAATGGATAAGAAACTTCATAACTGGAATAAAGTTTTTTCCCAGTTCTTTGCTCTTCATCACTACAATATCCAATATATTGCACAATGCTCTCTCTCTCTCTCCGTATTTTCCTTTGAGATAATCTCTCATTCTATCTCTTTTAAATCCAGTACACCAACGATTTAGGAATGATGGGAAACCCCATCTTTGAAATCCAGTATCTAAATCATCACGAATATTGATAATGTTAATTTTAACTCCAAGTTTTTTCTCTACTTGTCGGATATGGTCTTTTGCAGACTCCCATATCCAATCGCCAACATCACAGTAAATTATTTCATCTAATGGCAAATCATTCTCTAATATGTGAATGAGCATAGCAGTAGAGTCTTTTCCACCACTAAAACAACAAATATGTTTCATTGTTTCACTTCCATTTAATCTTCCACCTTAAAATAAGTAACCGGTTCATTACTATTCTTATCCATAAAAACAATTAAAGTATCACCACTACTTTTAGTAACCATAACATCAACTTCATCCGGTGACAACTCACCAATCTTTAAAGCAGTATTCACTTTCAACAATTGAAAACAAAAATCACGATAATTCATTTTATTCAATCCTCCTTTTTTGTAAAAAAATCACTCCTCACAATCATCAATATAACTCTGATTAACAAAAATAACACGATTATTCTTAACATCCTTCAAAATATCAATACTCCTTGATTGGTACGCTCCAATACCAACCCAAACTTCCGCTTCATCAGGAATTAAAGAAACAAAATGTTTCAACTCCTTACCTAAAATCTTCTCTCTAACCATTTTTCCAAATCTCCTTATCCATATTCTCTTTACGCTTAACACACACCACATGATTCACTAAAACTAATTCCAACTCTGCATGACATTGAGGACAAGTCCAAATATACCTGCCCTTAATCAGCATAACAATTTTCATAAAAACTGATGGTTTAAAATGATAACCACACCTACAATATTGAAGTTTAGGATTAATCATTTCAACCATTCACCTTTCTTAATACTCCACATTCTCTTCAAACTATCATAACCCTCTTCTTTCAAACGATTACGAATATACCGGACATTACTATTCTTATTCGGCAAACCAAGAACCTTATAAATTTCAGCAACAGGCAATGTAGTTTCAAGATAATAATGTAAAAACCTTTGATATAAAGATTCCCGATAAGATTGTACTTCCTGACTTGATAATTGAATAACATTAATAGACATTCAAATCACTCCACAAAGGAACAGTCACAGCAATGATTTTCAAAGTTGGTCTTGGTAGATCTATATTTTTTTCAGTCATTTTATCTCTGACTTTTATAATATACTTGGATTTCATATGTTTGGTAGCCTCACTAATTTTTTATTTAAATGGTTAAAAATAAACTAAACATTCAACAAGAACATTAGTTTAAATTAACCCTCATTCTTTATAATTTCAAAAATAACATATCATTCAAATACTAAAAAAGATTGTTTTTTACTTTACATTAAACAACTCCAAAATAGCATCTTTATAACCTATATTCCAATTCACTCGCCTAAACTCATCAACAATATCCTCAACAACATCACTTGAAATCTTATCTTGATGAATACTTGCAAAAACAGTATTCTTACCATCAACAGCTTTCTGAATAATATAATAACCATTCACTAACGCATAATTTTTTGGTTTAACCCTGTTATCATCAATGAATGGTTTAATCTTATTAATTTCCCAGTTATGTTTGATGCATTCCTTGACTACTTTTTTTGCAGTATTTTCATCAGGAAACCTACCAATGTATAATTTTTTACCATCAATTTGTTTCTGAACATCGTAGTATCCATCACTTCTTTTGCTGTAGAATTTAGCTGTTGTTTGGTTCATATGTCTTACTTTGGGTATATCTCCATTTCTTATTGCCATGTTTCGTAAATTGCAGTATTGTTTACTATTCAAGTTGTTTATCCTCCTTACATCATGAGCAGTTATGTTCATGTTATTATAATCGCTGACAAAATCATTATATAAACTATCCATTCTTAATCAACCCATTTTTTTATTCACTTAACATTTTTTGATGTAAATCATAAGCAATATTCCAATCATCACATTTGACCAAATCAGAACCATCAACATTATAGATCAAGTCTTGCATCATACTCACTAAATCATCTTCAGGAACATTCAAAACAACACTTGCCTCCACCAAATCATCTTGATGGTACACATTTTTGCTGCGATAACTACGCCAAATGCTTAACCATGCTTTATTCAACTTATCCTCATCGAATAATTTCAAATCCTCTTCATTATTTTGACTCTCCGATAACAAATGTATCTTTAAACGAGCCTCTTTTATCTTATCCAATTCATCTTGAATACTTTTAACAGTATCCTCTTTACCAGTTACATCAAGATACACTTTTAAACAATTCTCGATAAAATCAGACAAATTAGGAATTTCCATTTTTGCCCGACTTAACACTTTACTATCAATACTGATAGTTGTAATTTTCTTCTCCACCATCTTTTATTCACCTTTAAATTAATTCTTTCCGAATATTTTTTACAGCAGTATTAATTATTGTATCACGATTAAAACCTAACCCATAACAGAGTACACCAACTTCCTGCTTGACACCTGCAAGTATTTCCTTTGTAACATAGGATGCACCAACAGATTTCATTTGTGCTTTTATCATAGATTCAGTATCATTAACAAGTTTGATTTCAGCATCAGATAAGACATTTTCAAGTTCACCTTTTGTTTCAGGTGTTAAACCAATACTTTTTAATGCCTCACAGTAAATCCTTATACTACATTCTGCATCATCAACAGTCGCAGTATTCCTTAATTCAGTTTTTGCTCTTGCAATAGTCAACCGCTCCAATGATAATAAATCTCTTGCAGTAATAGGTTTACTACTATTGTCCTCTTTTGCAGATTGCCTTGTATTGACATAAAACTTAATCAATGTTTGTTTAGCATCATCAGTTAAAACCGGAAACACTTCCAATTTAGCATAAGATACATATTTCTTAAATAATTCCTCATCCAAAGGTTCAATTGGGTCTTCACGATTATTCTTATTCAATAACGCATTCGCTAACTTGGTATCATGTTCAACTTCAATTTTATCATTCAAAGCAAACACTAAATCAAACCTTGACAATGTACTATCCGGTATATCAATCTGCTCATTAACAGTCTTATAAGGATTAAACCGACTATACTTTGGATTAGCAATAGCCAAAATACTTGTCCTTGCAGACATTGTCTGCACCAACCCCGCTTTTGTACTGCTAACAGTTAACTGTTCCATAGGTTGATTCAAACTTTTCATAGTCTGCTTACTTAACTTGTCAAACTCATCAATACATAAGATACCAGTATCCGCCAATATAACCGCACCAGCCTCCAATGTCCAACTTCCAGTCAATTCATCCTTGACTGCGGTTGTTGTTAAACCAGCTTTACTGGTATCTGCACCATTGATGTAAATTTGTTTTGGTGTTCTTTTTCGTAATGCAGTTACAAGTTGACTTTTACCAATTCCCGGATCACCAATCAACAAAATATGACTTGTCCATCTATCCATATATTCAGATTTGAAAACATCATTAGTTGGTCGGTAACCCTCAAACATTTGCAAGAGTAACCCTTCTTTTACAGTTTCATACCCAACAATCTCTGGTGCTAAACTGTAACACAACCTTTCGTAAATGTTATGTTCTTGACTTAACTTATGGATTTCTTCAATGTCCTCATCAGTTAAACGATAATCCTCAAAAGGATTATTAACTGGTTCAATGCTATGTAAGTCAAGGTAGAATTCAAAATCATTCTTTTTATTGTTCTTGTCAGATTTCCTTACCTTGAACTCTCCCATGATATCTACAACATCACCGGCTTTAAGTATATGGAATGGTGATGCAAGATAGTCCTGCATATATGCTTTGAACTCTCTTGTAACACCACCAACCCTGTATTCTAATGGTTCTTCGAGTTTAACATGGCGGTAATCTCTGTAAATACTTAAATCTTGACTTAATCTGAATTGCCTACCACCGCATTCACTACATAATGATGGTTCAGCTAATATATTATCAGTAACAGGCATTTCAATTAATCTCATACATCCTCTACATTCCCATACTGCAACTTTTGGTGCAGGATAAGACTCTGTGATATTCTTTATCATTGCTTTTGTACTGATAATATCACCTACATGACTACTGTCAAGGTCATGTAATTGTGAATTAGGTGGGAGGTCAATAATGGTAATGCTTATCCATTCTTTTTGGATTTTACCATTATTGATTTCAGATTCCACATCATCAATTATTTTATGCCAGTTATTATATTCAAAGAAGTTTTTACCAGTTTTATTATTGAAGTAATCATTGAACAAGGTATAATCTAATTTTATCCTTGTCCTATGATTACATTTAACAGTTAGGTCTTCTTTGTGAAACTGTTGAATGTATTCAAGTAATACTGTTGTTGGTTTTACAGTTTTCATAATGAATACACTATCCCCTTATATTTTACTGTTGTTTTAATGCTCCTTCAATAGATAATAAAGTTCTTTGTGCTTTAATCAAATCATTAAGGATATTTAACTTGTTTTTATAAAAAGTAACAGTATCCTCAAATCCATCAACCTTTTGCTGTTGTTTAATCACTAATGGTTTAATATATGCTTCTTTCATTGCAATTGTTGGTCTGCTTTCATTTAATTTTTCTTTAAAGTCTGTATTAAGCAATAAATCATCTTTTTTATCTTTCAATTCTATTTTAGCAGACTCCAAGTTTTTCATTGCAGGTTGCAATTTCTGAAACAACAAGTACATTTTTTCAAAAATCAAATCCTTCAATTGCAAGTCCATAATACTGACAGTTTGACCGAACATATCCTGTTTACTTTCACAGATTTCACATTCAAACAATATTATTTGTGGAAATTCCGGTAATTGTTCCACATCATCTACAGTAACTTGTTCTTTTTCTTCGTTAGTTAAATCTTTATTTGTCATTTTGGTAGCCTCAATACATTACTATTTTTTTTTAAAAATTTTTCATATCCAATATGATCCAACTTGGATATTCATCACTTGCACCTTTGATAATTTTCACTTTAACCCAGTCAAAACTATCAATTTTTTTACAGATGTTTTCAACATTGATTTTCCTGATGTTATTGATTTCCTCACCAGATGGTGTTACAACATTGGTTTCATCAATCCATCTCATGAAACTAAAGCAAAGGTCAAATCCTCCTCTCATGAACTTGTAACCTTTGTTTAGGTTTTCGATGAATCCATCTTCATCCATTCTTGGAATGTTAGCGTAAAGGTCAACATATTCATTTTCACCATCAATGATTCTTAATTTAATGGATTGATAGTTTTTTTCAAATTCGCCTTTATCGTTTTTGTCCATGTTTCTGAAGATGGAGATTTCAGGGTATCCATTTACAACATTGCCAATGTCGAAATCGTTGATGTTGTATTGTGTTGCGTTGCCCATGTCACGATATTCTTTACCAGATATTGTGGCGTATTCATCTGGTTTGAATTCTGCTGTGAATCCGAATTCATCGTTGGTTACGATATCTTCGTTTGTTTTTTCTTCGGTTTTTGGTTCGTTTGTTACAGTTTCTGCAACTTGTTCAATTGTAGTTTGTTCTTTTAAACTCATAATTTTACTCTCCAATTTAATAACGATTATCTAATACTCCTTGCACATATTCTTTCCAGTCATTAATCCCATATCCTCTTTCCACTCTTTTTGATATCAAACAATGTTTAGGATTGAGATTCAATACTAAAGAAACATCTTTTTGTTTTGTAATGTTTTCTAAAATCAATGGTTTTACATTATCAATTAACCATTCACGAGATTGTTTAGCATTCATATTTGGTTGTCTTTTTGGTTTTTCGGTGTAAACAATGTTTTCTAAACCATCAATAAATTGTTCTAATACTTCTCTTTTGGTTTTAATTAATATGGATTCTAACCAATCAAGAGGATGGTCATATAATTCAATCCATTCTTTTTCTTTTTGATTTGTGTGGTCTAACATAATATCTATAAAATTCTCTGTTAATCCTTCAGATTGGAAAGATAAATCAGATAAATATTCATCAAGTTCTTGATTTAATTCATCACAATCAGTATGTTTGTATTCTTTTTTTACAAATTCAAATGTCATAATTTATGCACCTCTAAAAATAAAATAAAAAAAATAGGAGTTAAATATTTTTAAAATATTATAGGTTTATCCGTTACTTCCTTTTTCTTATTTTCCGCATTAATATATAATGCTTGTAATTTATCAATAAACTCATTAACATCTCCGAGTTTATCAGCATCACTGCTGTTTAATGCAAAGTTTACAGATTTAAGGAATGGGAAACTAAACTCTTGTATGCAAACGAGTACAGCTGCTCCAACAAGGTCATCATCAATATTAATTTTCCCGAATTTTAAATCATTACTTATATTAAGCACCATGTTCCCAGCTATTTCAGACATAATACTTTTAAACTTTGGGTCATCTCCAAATTCTTTAAATAATCCATCAAACATTTTATTAAAACCTCCTTTAAATAAAATATTTATCCTTTAAATTTAGGCATATCCTCCGCAAAAGTAGGTTCAAAACCAGCCATCTTCATAATCCAACTTAAACCCATCCTGTACGCCTTTCCTAACGCCCTTGTTTGAGCCATACTGGCAATACTAAACAAGTCTTTTTGGAAACCACTTCTATCCGCTTGAGCTTCTGCCCTTGCAATTACAGTTCCACCAACAATCTCATCATTTTGAATTATTGGATTCTGATACAAGGTTGCCCTTGCAGTATAACCAATGGTTCTGCCTTTATTATTCTTCATTTCACTAACAATTGTAGTAACCGGCACAATTCCCAAGAATGTACCTAACACTTCCCAACCTTCAACAGTAACATATTCTTTTTCAGGTTGTTTTTTGTTCAAACCTTTAATTGCTAAACCTTGCTCCCTTACCAATGGTGCAAGAGTATTAGCCACATTAGTAGCAACACCAATTTTAACACTCATAGGTATTGTCGCATCAAGGATAGCATAATCAGGTAATGTTGCCGGTTGCTTTTCATCTTTCACTTCTACAATTTCATTACTGTTTTCAGTAACTTCCTGTTTGATTTCTTCATCAGTTACAACTTCTGCAACTAATGGTTCTTCACTTGTTAATCCCATGCTTAATCAACTCATTTTTTTTTAATTCAAAATCTCTCATCTTTAACGATGTTAAAACTTTCAACTTCAGCACAATCTAAAACAACTGCACAAAGAAACTCCTCATTATAATAACGAGTAAGTTTCAAATCACCATTCAACTTTTCTAATGTATCAGTTTTAAGAATAGTTGAAATTTTACCACTACGAAAAATTAACTGAATTTTAAAACCATCACTCAAATTTTCGTGTTGGATCATAATATTATTAATGTAAACCATCTCATATCACATCCACCATATGATTATACATATTTCCACTTTCAACTGCTGCTGCTCCAGTTATGAAAAAACAGAACCAAACAAAAAATAAGATAACTCCAATCATAACTGCTAATGCTATAAAATTAAAGTTCCTTCCAATGAAACAATCCAATTCTCTTTTCAAGTCAAGTTTAGTTTGTTGTTTCTGCAATCTAACCGGTTCATTAGTATCAGGATTGGAAAAAATACTAATTAATATAAGTAAAACATAGTAAATAGGATTCATTTATTCCATCTCCATCTTATTAAAAAAATCAATCCAATCCATATTCTCGGATACAGCACCATCACCAGTAGGTGCAGGTACACTATCCTTTGCAGCTGCTTTTCGATACGCAACAATATATGGTCTACCCATATTCCATTTAATACCGACTTGGTCATTAATATCCATAAATTTTATATCTTTGCGAAGATTTTTATGAACATCACATATGAAACTGCCTTTGCCGGTATTTCCTCTTACTTGGATTTTACCGTTGCCTTGAATGTTTTTTATTCTTGCACGAATATTGAATTTGGCAACTTTAATCCATCCTTCATGGTCTAATACACCATGAAAGTTTTCTTTAAATGATGCATTTTGGCTCATTCTTAATCAACTCTTTTAAAATTTGTCTTTCCATCAAATCAAATGATTCGATTTCAGATTCTTCATAATTCAATTCGAAATTATGCTCTGCAATTAATTCCTCAAAATATTCGGTTGGATTTTGAGGTGGTAATATTGCAGGTGTTGGTGGATTTAGGTCATAATGATTATAGTTCTTGGTTTTCATTATAATCTTCTCCACAATTACTTAATAAAGGTATTACTACTTTATCAAGTTGTTTTTTTTGGTCTTCGGTTATGAAATAACCTTGTTGACCTTTGTAGGTTATTTTTTGCATATTTTTGGTAGCCTCCACAAAAATTTTTAATTCTTGTGCATGATTAATATTTCTCAATAGAGTTATATTAATCTATGTACTATTTTATTTCTTGTAGTATATAAATATAACTATTAATACATTTAGAAATCTTGACAATAGTATTTATAACATTTTATATACATCACTATTTATACAATATTAATAAGGAGTGATTGATGATGAGTGATGAAAAAATTATGATCAGAGTACCTGCAGCATTAAAAAAAGAATTCCAAATATTATGCTTACAAAAAGACACCAACATGAGCGATGTCTTACGAGCATATATTGAAGAATATGTCCAAGAAAATAAGTAACCAATTTATAGAAAAATTTATAACTAATACCCTATAAATAAACATAATAGGTTATTATTATGATATATGTTGCAAATTTAAATTATAAAGGTAGATTATTTTATTGTTGTTTGGTAGCCTCAATACTATTTTTTACTCTTTCTTCACTTTAAATTAAAACATAAATCCTCTGATAATAATCTATCTTTGGATTAAAAAAGTACATAATTTTTTTCAAAAAATAAACATTCTTAATCAACTCAAAAAAAAGAAATTGCTTATTTTTTTTAATACAGTTTCTTTTTTAATCCATTATATAAATCATATTTTTTCCTGCCCATTTTTTTTATCAACTCCACATTATATTTTTATCAAACAAGTGTATAAAAAAGCAATGAGAGAGCATTTGAAAAGTAATATAAACTTTACAAATACCATTTTTTAATTGATTCTAATTCCTTTTCAATCTGCTCAACTTTTTCAACTTGAGCCTTCAACTTCTTATTCTCATCAACAATACTCAAATACTCCGGTGAATATTTAGTAACCTCTTTAACTTCAGTAAATATTAAAACACCTTCTAAAGCTTTAATATACTCATCTCGCAATGTATCTTCATCTTCAAAAAAATAAACATCATCAACAACACCATTACTTTTACCCTGCAACACTTTCACCAGATAACGAGGCATACCATGTTTCTCCAACATTGTAGCATGAAACTTCCTTAACATATGACCACGCATACGATTAAAAGTTCCAACTTTCCCTAAATTTAATGCATTATTCAATTCCTTAAATTTAACATCATAATGACCTTCACTAATTTTAAACAATTTATCTTCACCAGTTAACAAAGGTCTATGATAACATTTGTTTCTTTTATTTCTCAATAGGAGATAATTAACGATTTCCTGTGTTGCCTCTGGACTACAAAAAGTAATGAAATATTTATTGGTTTTACTTCTCCTCATTTTAAAAGTAGGTATAATTTCCATTTCTGATTCAAACATTGTATTCAATGCATCAGGAATATTATCTTGTTGATGATAACTATATGTGCTTTCAATGAAATCATTTACAGATAAGCTTAAACAATCCACTTTACTCATACCACTACTGCATAAAAATAATATTAGTGATTTCATTAATGGGTCAGATAGATCAACAGCATTCCGGATAATTTCTTTGGTGGGCAAATCTTTTGCAGTTATTGGTTCGCTGACATTTGCATTTTTAAGATTCCATGATGGTAGTTTGCCTATCTCTATCTCATGATGATTGTAAAATCCTTTTACTGCTTTTACATATGCTTTTGCAGATGATAGTTTCATGTTGTCTTTGCAGTAATTCATGTAGTTTATTAATCGTATTTTTAATTTCCTGCGTTTCCATCGGATACCTTGTTCTTCTTCTATGTCAGCTTCATTTATTAGTTCGTGTAAAGTTAAACCTTGAAAGTCGCTGTAATGGTTTAGCATATATTTCATGCTTTTATATGTTTTTTTTCCTAATCCTCTTGTTGTAATATATTCTTGTAGGTAGTATTCATTTGATATCATTGTTTGGTTCGCCTCGTTTATTATATTATTTTAGGATAGTAATCAAAAATTTTGTAAGAGAGCATTTGAAAACTAATCATATTTTTGGAAAATACATGATTTTCAAGGTATTTGTTATTGAGAAATGATTTGATTTTCTGGTATTTTCCACCATAATTTTTGGGTATGATTATTGTGGATTATATCTGTTTTTTTTATTATTTAAAATAGGTTAAAAAAATTGTTCGAGTATTATAAAACGAACAAAAATTTGATGAAAAAAAATAGGATAAAAAATGAAAAGAAGTAGGGTAAAAAAATGCAGATTCATCATTTAATAGGTTTTTATATTTTTATAAAAAAAATCATGGAGAATTCATGACTTTAATCAATTTATTACGATATGTGCAAATTTATATGTTTTATTTTAACAACTTTGGTAGTTTAAAAATTGAATATTTTTCACAACAAAAGAGATTGCGTGTTAAAAGACCTCTACATTTTTCAATGGATAATATATGGCAATAAAAAAGGGAAAAAGATTATAAATAATCTCCTTCACCTTTTTTGACATTATTACAATAGTTTATAAATAATGAACCATTAATTTTTTTCCCTACAATTAATATCTTGGTATACTATTTTATTTATAGTTCAAAAGAAGAAGTAAATTAAAAAAAAATAATAATAAAAAAAAGAGAGAATAATATCATTAGATGGGAACGAGCATAAAAAACCATCTAAAAACTCGATATCATTCTCTTTTTTTTACAGCCCAAGTGATATATCAAATAATTTACCGAAACTTGTTTAAACGCCTTCAATTGTTTTAGAGAATACTTGAAAACATAGAATATAAAAAAAGTATTCTCTAATATTATATTATATTAATAGTGTATAAATAGTTCAAAATAAGAAATAAAATAAAAAAAGGAAAAAATAATAATATTTTAGAATAAATTCACATGAACAACACTACTAATGCTATCCACCTTACCATCATTACAACTAATCTCCTTAACCAACAGAATAACATCATCGCCTTTTTTCATAACAATCTCCGCAATACTATTCACAAAATTATCAGCTACAGGTTTGGGATTTGCAGTAAAAACAGTACCGACAGGTTCGACTTTCAACTCTTGAAAAGTCACATCATAAGACTTAAAACTATCATCATCCCAATACTTCAAAGACAATGCTGTACTATCCCTGTTGATTGTAATTACATCTTCAATAATACTTCCACCATCTTGATCTAATAGTTTCCTGATGAGTTCATCATAACTTTTCAGGTCATTGTTTTTTTTCAATAGATCAAGTTTTTCTTTTGTATTTTTTTTGATTTGTATGGTTGTAATCTCACTCATTATTCCACCTTTTATCAAATTTTCGTAAATCATTTTTACTAATTTTAAAAATCATTATTCCATTATCCATATCCAATCCATCAAAAATAACAGGAACACCTAATACTTGTGTAAATGCCTTCTCATAAACATAAGAAGCAGTTCTCCATATGACAATGATATTAAATTCATCTATATTTGAAGTAACAAGAACATTGAAATATCTCTTTAATTGTTTTTTAATCCAACGAATTATTGATTGTTCACTATAACCATGTTTTTCAATCAAATAAGGTAAATAACCAGTCAGTTTAACCCCTCCAATTCAATTCCAAGTTCATCTGCAATTAACTTAATCGTATAAGATAACATACGATATGAGTTATATACAATTACATTATCTAAATTGTTATGTGCCTGAGTCTCTGCATAATGAATATGTTTATCCAAAACATCTATAATTTTTTGCTCATTTTCCTTTAATTCCTTGTTTTCTTTTTCAAGTTCGCCTTGTTGTTTTAATAAGTCAAGATACTTTTCATGAAGTTTATCAAATGATTTTTTTGTTTCTTCAAGGTCATATTTCAAAGCATCAATTTCAGTCATTCAGAATCTCCTCCAATTCATCAGAAATATGATAATCCAATCCACTATCATTAAAAATATTAATCATCTCATCTACTTGTTCTTTAAGTTCCTTGTTTTCTTTTTCTAATCGTTCTCCTTCTTTGATTAGTGTTTCTTCTGTTTTACATTTGGCAGAGTATAAACTAGTTAATTTTCCTAATTCATCGTTTAACTCATTCAATTCATTACAAATTGCTATTCCATTGCTCTGATAAATTATACTATTTTTTTCATTGTCTATAATATCCCATTCGTACGGATTTTCATCAATTCCATATAACAATGAATATCGTTTTTCAGTCATTTTAAATCATCTGCTCCTTACAATTTTTACTACTACACCATTCTTCTTTTAATGTGCAGTACAATCTTTGTTCTCGGAATACTTGAAAAACACACCTCTGCCACTTCTGAAAAAATCGTTTTTCATTCATTCCACATCACCATCTTCCCTAAATTGACTTATTTGTTCAAAGCAAGTTTCACAAAGCACTTCTCCATCAGATACTACAAAATGTAGCATATTTTCAATTGGTAACCCACATCTCTCACATTCAGTCATTCCACATCACCTAAACTGCCCATTACTTGTTTTAATGTTTCCTCATCTAATTCATTCCTACAAACTACTTTAAGATAACGCACTTGTTGTTTTAACTGTTCAATCTCTTTTTCCAATTCCTTGTTTTTGATGAATAACTTATCACAATCCATACCTAATTTCATTGCAGTATTCTTTTCCCTATGAAATGCTGCTTTTAAGTTTTCATTCTTTTCTGATAATTCCTGATTATGTTTCTCAAACCGTTTAGTTTGATTCCAGTTATCATTCATCAAATTAACAATATCCATAAAATTAGACTCATATTCTATTCCTGTTAAATTATCAACAAGACAAATATCCTCATGTGAACCATTATCTGTTGTAAATCGTTTATTCCCAGCCATTCTTTCAACCCTCATCATTTAATCAGGAAATTCCATATCAAACTCATAGCATTTCTCAATATGCTCAACAACATTCTTTAAGTTAATAACTGCCATAAGATACCCTTGTTGTATGTCATTTTCTTTGTATTTATCTAAAACAGTAATTAATCGTTTCATTGTTTCTTCCCTTAATTTTTCAGTTTTATTTACTGTTTCACACATTCTAAATCACCACTCATCAACTAACTTATATTCTTCAACTCCATAATCTATTTCGCTATCAGAATACCATTCAGTCATATAAAATAAATCCTCACTATCATTAAACCAACACATTGTTTTACCAGTTTCCTTATTAAATACTCTAAATAATCGTTTTTCACTCATCCCACATCAACTCTTTTGCTTTTTTAAATTCATCATAAACTAACTTTCGATAATTACATCTTAAACGCATTACACCATCATCAACAAACACTATACTCAATTTACAAAATATAGGAAAATAATCATTAATATTAACAGTAAGATCACCCTTAACAACACAAGGCACATAATCCTCCAATATAAAATTAGGACAATATATTATACTATTCTTCAAATCCAAATCAACATAATCCACACCAGTTAACTGCAACTTACATTCAACACCATCTTCTAATGTAAATAATAATGTTCCAGATGGGATATTATCATTAACTTTCTCAACTCTAATCATCATTTAATATCCTCCAATCAAATCTTCAAATTCTTTCATTTCTCTTAAAAAATCTTCATCATTTTCCTGTATCCAATTATACCTCTCCAACTCATCATCAGTTATAGTACCATTAATTTTCTTACGATACAATAATGTAAACTCATCAACATCTTCCTCTGATTCAGCAGGTATAATATCAGTCACTAACCAACCATTACGGAAAGTTTTGATAACAGCAGTATCGCCAACATTAAAATTCATAGTCATGCTAACTTTATCAGATAGATCAACTTTGTACTCATTGCCTTTACTGGATACAACCCATACTAAACCATCACCAATTTTAGTGATAGGTTGATGGATGGTTTCACCATCAACATCAACTATGATTTTTGCTTTGTTACCATCAGGCATTGTTTCTTGTCTAATCATTCTAAAAACTCCACAATACCATTTTGATGGTCGAAATCATCATCGCAGCTGTTACCATCATTATCATATTTTGGTATAAAATCTTCTTTTTTGTTGCAGTATAGTCTTTCATTGCCTTTTATGTTCATTTTTTCACAGTATAAACATTCTTTATGTGTGAATTCGTTTCTTTTTGGATTGCGAACTTCTAAATCAACTGGAACTTCTTTAGTGTATGATTCGGAGTATTCGCTCCATGTTAGGAATTTTACAACTTGGTAGTCTTCGTGTTCGCTGCAGAATTCTTTTAGGTCTTTTATTTTCCATGTCATTCTTTAATCAACTCATTTTTTTTGTTTAATTTTGCCTATATTTTATAGGTAATATATAGTTTTGTTTTTATAGTATATAAGTATTAATGTATTCTATATATTATTATTAATATAATATAACACCTATACTCTAATATCATAAATAATTATATATCATAAATAATTATTTATCATAAATAATTATTTATCATATTATAATATCTCTATATAGTCTTTTTTTAGAAAATAGTAATAATAAATAAATAATAAAGTAATAACAATAATTATAACAATGTTATAAAAACAATCAAAAAAAAATAAAAGAAAAAAAATTACAACCTAACAGACCTCTGTGCTAAAACACTACCACCAGCAAAAAACTGCACATAACACTTACCCTGATAAACCTCAACAAACATCTTCACAGGAACACGCTTATACTTATGAAAACAACACTCATCAAAATCACTATAATCATAAACCCAACCTTTCTTCTCCATATTATAAATAAGATTACCCTCACTATAATCAGAATAAGGATTAAAAGATTTAAAAACAGTACTCTTGATTTTCTTATATTTGCCAGTTTTAACAGTATAAGATTTATACTTATGTTTCTTCTTTGCCTTTTTCAATGTTTTATATTGTTTATTTGATATTTTCCCTTTATATTTACCACATTTGAAAGTATGACTCGCACTCACTTCCGCAACACCACAAGTCATACCTATAATAAATATTAAAAGAACAATCAATAATATTGTCTTGGACTTCATAAACTTATATTTATGATGTCATCTATTAAATATTTACTATATTTATTATTTAAACTATTAATTTGGACACCCACATATAAGTAAAACAAGTCATTTTCGTTAACAATACAAAACTGCACAACATCATTGACATGATCATTATCAATACTAACAGTCACAGGCACATTTGATTTATAAGTTACAGTTTCCTGCTCAACAATATTTGATTTAATATTGGTTTTGCTACGATGGAATATTGTAAAACTTTCAAGAGTATTAATTAAATTCAATAACTCCATAAATTAATCACCTATTCAAATTTGCCATATACCATGATGGGTTAATTGCTTTTGGAGTATTCGTACACCATACACAATTTAAAGGTTTACCATTGTGGCTGACTACACAAGCAGGGTCACGAATAAATGTACTACCATCATTTTTAGTTATTCTTAACTTTACATGACCTCCACTTGAGCAATTTACATGAAGACATTCCACTTTTTTATATAGTTTCCAGTCTACGAGTTGTTGTATGCAGTTCTGAACCATTTGGCAACAATCGGTACAGTTTGGGTCTTTTGAATCATCTTTATTATTCTTGGCAAGGTTGTCGATTACTTGTTTATTTGAGAGTTTATCATCATAGTAACTGCCATATCCTCTGCCTTGTATTAATTCAAGTATTCCATCAACTGTTTTTACTTTTTTACCCTTATTGAATACTTTGATGAAGTAAGCATAAACTTTGTTACTGGTTTCTACTGGTTTGGTGAATACTTTTTGATTTATGGTTATTTCGGAGTCATATTCGCCATATTTATCGTAATATACAAGACAACGAGCAAAAGTATATGTGAATAAATTGGAAGCGATTTTATAACCATTCCAAGCTAAATAATTTGGCATACGATGTTCTTTTTCAATAAAAGTAGTTAATTTCTTTGCTAAATCCAAATATTGGTTTTTAGTCATCTGCCTTGATATATGAGTGTGTGAGGGTTTTGGAGCATCATTGATAGTGATTTTTTTAACATCTTTTTTCGGTTTAACTAATACTTTGGCAAAGTAATAACTCCATTTATGACTCATACCGATTTTATAACTGGTTTTTACATTATGTTTCACTTCTTTTGCTTTTTGAAGGATTGTACTGTATGTATAATTACTCATATTTTATTTCCTCCTTTCTTTAAACATATAATTGTCTGAATATTCATTTACAATACATCTGTTACTTACAAGATAACAGCATTTCTCCAAGTCATGGTTACAGTTTCTACGATAACAGCAACCATCACAAAATTTTGGTGGTTCTTTCATAAAAAATAGATCAACTCCTTTAATTTAAAATTCAAATAAAAAAAAATAATAAATAAAAAATTTTAAAGGGAAATACCATAATCAAATCCATAAAAATTTAAGTTGATGTTTATGGTAAATTCCTCATGTTTGATTTCTTTATTGATTTTACCGATTGTTACATTTTCCATTACACTCATGTAGACTTTTTTAAACTCGCTTGGATTGGTTTTAATATATGTTGCATGAACACTATCTCGGCTTCTACCCTGTAATAAGTCAATGTTATCTTCACTTAATCCTATGTTGGATGCGTGGAATTTCCTTAATGTATGTGGTCGAAGGAATCGATAACTGCCTTTGAAACCAAATTCAAGTTCATCGTTTATTTGTGCGAAATGATATGTCATTTGTCTGATGGTTAAATCCCATACTGTGTCATTAATGTTTAATTCTTCTTCGTTGGCTTCGCAGATGTCTAATCTTAATAGTAACCATTCGATGATTGAGTGTGCAGCTTCTGGTGTGCAGAATGTGTAATAGTTCTTTTTGGTTTTCTGTCGGTAGAGATAGAGTGTTGGTACAACTGGTTCGATGCTGCTGTATAAGTTTTCAAGTATGTCTTTTAGGTCATCGCTGTCTGTTGTTATGTAATCTCTGCATCCATCTATGAATGTTTTTATTGTTAGGTTGGCACATTCTGTTCTCCCTGTACCGGAGGATGCCATGAATAGTATTAATGAGCCGATTTTTTTACCGGCTATGTCAATTGCCATTCCGATTTGTTTTTTTGTTGGTAGGTCGAAGTATGTGGTTTCGATTTTATCATCTGATTGTATTGGTGGTAATTTTGGAACGCTTACTTCAAAATGAGTGTATAGTGTTATTAGGTGTGTCATGTGGTGTTTTATTGTGCTTGTTTTCATGTTGGTTTCGTTCATTAGGTGTGTTCTGAATTGTAGTAATCTTGTTCTTATACTTCTTTCTCTTTTTCTGATTTGTATATCGTTTTCTTCATCTATGGCTTCGTTTATTAAATCATCCATTGTCATATCATAGTATGATGTGTAATGGTTGATTGTGGTTCGGTATCCTTTTATTGTTTCGTTTTTTAGGTTTCTTTCTTCACAAAATTCTTCAAAGTACATTTTTTATCACTTTCTTGTTGTTTTGGTAGCAAGGTTATTTTTTGTACTTTGAGATTTATAAGTGTTATGATTTTGTGTATACTGAACATTTGATATTTGTATCCAAAAAGTACAAGAAAATTAGTGATTTATCTCCCTTCCATATATTCTGAAAAAAGCATACTTATTACAAGAATAATTTCAAGACAAAGGAGATAATACCCTCCATTGATTGAAATATCTAAAATCATTACTGGGAAGTTAATTAATGCTCCTATTAATAAGGACATTGTAATATCTGACCAGTATAAACTTGTTATAACATTCATTCTAACTCCCTAACTAAACCATTATAATGGTTTAATCATTATATTCTTCACATTTCCTCTTGTAGTGGAAGTATGTGCTACATATAATTTGAAACTGTTATTGTCAGTTAGTAAACTGCTTATGTCATAATTGCAAGTTGCTACGATTGTATCTCCTTGTTTCAAGTTAAACACACCAGTAGGTAATAATTCCAATGTGTACCAAGTGTTTGTTGATACAGTACAATCAGTATAAGTATAATCAGATGATACTGCACTATTACTGATTGTTATTCTTTGTGTATTTCCTGCTTTAATGATTCTTACTGCAACATTTCCGATTACAAAACCATATTGGGCATTGGTTGGTGCAGAAGTAATATTAACATCAATACTGACCTTGTTATCTTTATTAAATGTTAGATTATTCAATGATACAAATTTTGCACCACTTGATGATGGATATAAGGAGTATGCAGAGTTATTAGTGTCATAACTGAATGATGCACCACTACCAACAGAGTATTTAGACACATTTGCAGATGAACTTGCATCAAAGAAATTACAATCTTGAACTTCGTATATTTTGGATACCAATGTACCCTTAACCGCCTTAAACTCAATATCACCAACACCCTCTGAATAATAAGTTTTAGACACCTTACCATTATTATCAGTATACAAAGTATCCCACAAAACATTATCCTTATATAATTCAACCGCTTGATTAACAATATTAGCACCAACAAAAGTAGCAGTAAAAGTAGCATATTGACTATTAGGTGTCTGTTGCTCATCAGCATAAGACAAAATATCTGAACCATCAGTCAATGCAAAATTTAACTCAACAGGATTAACAGTAATACTCCTTGAAACACTACTTCCAGTATAATAAGTATCACCACCATAAGAAACAGTTAAAGTATAATTTCCAGCATTAGGAATATTCACACTACCTGTAAAACTTCCATCAGAAGATGTAGTTAATGTTGCTAAAGTATTAGTTCCATCACTAACAATAATATTCTTATTAGCCATTGCAACACCATCATCTTCTTTCAAAGTACCGGCAACTGTGAAATAACCATCAGTATAAACAGTTAAACTTCCACTTGGGTTAGTTAAATTCAAAACACTTGTTTCCTTATTAATCACCCTTGACACAATACTTGATTGACAAGGACTATATGTAGAACCACCAGTACTTACTCCATCAAAGACTAACTGAAAACTATGATTACCCATACTTACTGGGCTTCTTGTGAATGAAACTTCTCCATCATTATCGGTTGTACTTGTATCTACAACTGTTGAACCGACTAATAATTTTACTGTTTGACCGCCAAGAAGATTACCGTTGCTATCACTTAATATTCCAGTTATGTTAAAATCATCACCATAAACAAGGTTTAATGGTACATCGATTGTTAAACTTGTATTTGCTGTTGCAGATGCATTTAAAATCTTGTTGGCTAATGTGGTTAATCCATCGTTTACACTTGCATCAGCAACTCCAACTGTATTTAAATTATCTGCTATTAATTGTTTTCTACTTATGTATGTTTGGCTTAAACTCATAATAACATATCCTCCTTTATATTGCCAATTAACTCATCTACATAACTTTTATCTGCTTTACTACTAATATCCGGTTTGTTTATTAAATCATTATAATTACCAGTCAATGCAACATTACTTAAAATTGGAAAATCCAGTATATCATCCACATTATGTTTATGATCTAAATCTGATTTACTGTCTATACTGGTGAATATTTGTTCCCATATGTCTTTAGGTACATCGGTTAAATCTTCGATGTCTGTGGTGAATCCACTATTATTCAAAGCTATCATTACTTTGTTGGTTGTGATTCTTATTTCTTCTTCATTGTTTATTCCATATGCGGTAATGTAGAAGAAGTTTCCTTTTACAACATCGTATGGGATTTTTACACCATTGTTTGTGTAATGGAATTGGTATGATTCGTATTTGTTGTTTTGAAGTATGATGAATTTTTGTAGATTATCCCAATCGTTTGTTGTGAAATCGATTATTATTTTGAGGTAATTGTTGCTTTTGTTTGGATAATCGTTTATTTTTGTTCTTGTTAATTTATGGTTTGTAATTATTAATTTCAAATCCATTTTATTGTTCACTCCATCATATCCTCTTCAATGTTACCTATAATATTTTTTACATATGTTGTTACTGCTTTTCCAGTTACTGCTTGTGTGGTGTTTTGGGATTGGATTAAATTTGATAATGGTGCATTATCTCCTTTTTCTCCTTTATCTCCTTTTTCACCTTTTTCGCCTTTTGCTCCTACTACATGACCAAGATTATAGAATGTCATTTATATATCCCACCTGTCGAATATTAAATCTCCATTTTCGTTTATATGGTAATCGTTGTTTGCTCCATCTGGTATTTCAACTATCAAATTTCCATCTTCATTTATGCTGAATGGGTTTTCAACATTGTTAGGTAATTCCACATATAAATCACCATCATTACCAATCGTGAATTTCCCTAATCCTAATGCAAGGATTACTGGTTCTGTTGTATCGGTTTCAATTATAACTAATGGATTATCATAATTCCCATTCAAGTATATTAATACTCCTTTACTGTTTTTTTGTGGTTCTCCCAGACAGTTAATATATGATAATGGAGTATCATTATCAAGGATAATGTCTACTCTATTATCTTCGTATGTTTTTTTTACAGTACATTTTTCTGGTGCGGGATTATTGTTGAATTCATTTTTTAATCCTGATATTATGCTATCCATTAAAGTATTATTATTTTCATCCATAATTTTTATCCACCTTTCTTTTAGAATGTAATGGTGTTACTGGTTATTCCTGCGAATGTTACATATATTGCTCCCATTCCAGTTGTTACTCCTTCAAAGTTTACATTTCCATTGCTGTCTGTTACATAAGCATTAGTTAATGTAGCTTCTGCTGAATATTGAACCAGATGTACTATTCCACCTTCCAAGCTTAAGTTAGGTACATTTACATTGTTCTTTTTACAATTAATAATCAGATTATTTCCACTTTTGGATAATGTAATTGTATCAACTGGATTATTAACAATATACATTGTTGTTTCATAGCTTTTTTCTTGATAGTTGGTTTGTTCTTCTACATGAAAATGCATATTATATGTGTTTGTTGCAAATGAATATGGAACAGTCCATACGAAATTACCATCACTATCTTTTGTGGTAATATCTGCAACATAACCTGCCCTATTTTGTATTGTTAATGTTGTTGGATTGTATGTTCCATAATTGGAAGATGCTTTGATTAATAATGTATCTCCACCAGTATATTCTGATTTTGGATTCAGAATACTAATGTTTACTGGTGCTTTTTGATATGTTACTGTTTTAGAGGCACTTGCAGAACTATTATGCCTATTATCTCCATTATAACTTACTTGATATGTATAACTTTTATATTCATTAAAAGTAATTGTTTTTGAAAAAGCACCATTATTATCTGTTACAATCATTGATGGAGTATTGATTAAATCAATATATGTATTTGGTATAGGATTGCCTAATTCATCCTTCAATACACCAGTGATTGTTAAAGTTTGGGTATAATATACGGTTGATTTATCAACATTCAATGTTAATGTTGTATTCAATTTTCTTGCAGTTACAGTAACAATATTAGAATCACATCCATTATTATAACCAGTTGATTCAAATACTGCTTGAATATTATAACTCGCATTTGCATTTGCAGTTATCTCATAACTAAAACTACCATCATTTTCGGTAGTTACTGTATCTATCAAAGTATTATTATTGTACAATTTAACAGTAGCATTGTTTAAAGCACCAATCTCATTCCTTAAACTACCAGTAACAACAAATGTAGTTGGAATAAACGCAACGGATTTATCAGAAACTAATCTTAATTCGGTATCATACATACCAACTTCAACATTAACACTTCCAGTTAAACCCAATACCTCACAACTATAAATATGATTACCTAAACTATTTGGAGTATACTCTAAAAACGCTTCACCATTAGAATCAGTTGTTTCAGTACCAATTAAAACATTATTTTCATAAAAATTAACAATATAACCTCGAACATTATCTTCACCAGTCAAGGTTGCTGTCAAATTTAAAGATGTACCAAAAGGCACAAAGGATTTATCTGCAGAAATAGATAATCCAAAATCCAAGTTAACAATCTCGGGAACATCAAAACTAATATCCATATTCATACTAAACTCTAATACACTATCATTAACATAACTGGATAAATCAATAATTCTCTCTTGATTTTCAACCAACACTATACTAAAAGTATCAACAATCTTAAAATCCTCACTATCTCCATCAACTACATTAGCACCAACAAGACTTCTTACAGTACAAGTTAAAGTATATTTAGCATTCAAAAAGAAAGGATTAACAAGTTTAACAGTCAAAGGATTAGATTTCAACCTATCAGTAACAATAAAACCAGTATCATTCCTTAAAATATCATCATTATTACTCAACTGATAAGTACCATAAACACCCTCAAAAGAACCATCTTCAAAATTAATAGTACCATTTAAAACACCATTCTTTCGTAAAAGATAAACCATACTATTAAACTCATCCTCACTCAAATTACCATCAATACTTTTAAGATTAAATAAGCTATCAATAACAACAACATTATTAGAAACATTATCAGTTTTAAAACTAAAATAAGTTTCATGCTCTTGTTTACTCACAATCAAACAACGATTATCCAATATCTTATCTTCACTATTGCTTGAAATTATTTCATTACAATAAAACAAAGGATAAACACGATAAAGAGTACTTGTAATAGGTTCAACTTTAAACAAATCAGAAACCAACATTTCAGTCAAACCCATACTGAAATCAACACCAATAGACTTATGAAAATGCTGTAACTCCTCATTAGCAACATTACTAAAATACATTAAATATCACTCCAATCAATCTTACGAATATTATTAGCATTATCCCTATTAGTCACCTGAACATTATTCTTGAAAACCCAATCCATACCAAGTATAGTATGACAAACAGATCTATCTTCATTACCAGATGTTGGACTTGAAACAACAATGCTTTCAATACTTTCATAATAATAAGGTATCCAAATATGGCTTCTGTTATTATATATATTGTTGAAAAATGGTAATGTGTTATTATTATCCATTATACTTGCATTTGAACCATTGAAAACACATTCTCGGCTTAAACCGATTAATGATTGTGCATATAATATTTTTTCATCTGTTATCTCTTTGTTCTGATAATCAATGTCAAATGTGCTGCCAGTTATTTCAATGTTTCCATTCCATGCGGTTAAAAATGCTGAATAATCTGTGTCTACACTATCGTTCCAATCATCATATAATGCACGAGAGTTGCTTATATTAAGATTTCCTCCAGTATAGATTGTATGATGACAGTTATGGAATGTGCAGTTTGTAACAGTTGTATTGGTTGTTTCACTATTACTGGAGATTACACTTCCTTTGTAATTGTCTGTTATTTTTGCATTTGTGAATTTACAATTGTTTAATGTTAATTGTGTATTGTTTTTCTGTATGAAACATGATTGTCCATTAGTGAAATTAACATTATTTAATTTTAAATTAACATTATCTGGTATTATTATTTGGTAACTGCTTAAATTAATGTTGAAACCATCACCGATAATATAAGTATCATAAGGTATAATCAGATTATTTGTAAATGATAAGTTATCAGTTAACTCGATAATTTCTGCACCTGCAGTAAGTTGTGATTGTAATTCAGAGAAATTAGAAGCTAATGGATAATTACAATTTAAACTAATTTCTATTGTATTTGAGGTTATTACATCAATTTCATTTACTTGTACTGTTATTTTTATTGGTTTGTCATCAATCTTGTTGGTTAAATCTAAATCAAAACAATAATCATTTAAATCAGTATCATAAGTTACTGGTATTTCTAAATCACCATATTTTACAATAATATCCAAATTATCTTCATCAACCAACTCACCATCAGGCAAATAAGCATCATCAACATTCAAACGAACATGATTAACAATACCAACAGTAACATCAGTATTTAAATCAAATTCAAGATCTGTTTTTATTATTGAACATACAATCATATCATCGATAACGCCTTTTTCATATATGAATGGGATACCTTCCTCTTCATTTGTAGGTAAATATAATTGAGTATACTCACTCCCATCTGTACCTATTTGTTTTTGAGTACAATAAACAACTGGTTCAGATAATAATTTAACATCTAAATACTCTATTCTTTCAGATTTAGGGATATAATTAGATAATAACAAAACGAGTTTAATACCTGCATCAGCAGTTCCACTACCTACAGTAATCAACAGTTTCCCATCATTGTACTGATAACCTATTTCTGACTCTTTAATATAATTGCCATTACTGTCTAAACAGTAAAATTTTTTAGTCCATAAACTATTAGATATATCAAAAACATAGCTATTTAAAGAACCTTCAGTATAAGAAACAATTGTAAAATCATAACTAATATTCTTAAAACTTTGCAAACTAATCTTTGAAGTATCCAATGCATAATACTCATTAACATACTTTGTATTAACACTATTATAATCTTCAACAGTCAATAAACCAGCCAATTTAAGTCACCTCACTAACATTACCAGTCACCTTATCAATACTAAACTTCCGACCACGAAACTCCAGATACAAATCAGTTCCTCTATCAACAACAGCACCTAAAATATTCGTAAAATCAAAATCAAACATAACTTCATAATCAAAAAACAAACGAAGATTTTCAACTACCAATTCATCATCAAAAAAAGGACTTAAAGAATTAGCCATAACACTTCCTCACCAAGTACAAACTTCTTATCTAAAATATCCTTTGTTGCCTTATCAGTAAGCATCATAAAACCATTATCCATAATATAAGGATTATCTGAAACCAAAGTATTATTATCTTTATTAAAATCATCCACTTTAGTATATAATTTAACATTATAAACATCAACAAGATAATTACTGGTTAAATGACCCATTTGCTCATAAACAATACGATTACGATAATCAGTATCATTTTCACCAATCTTACGAGGAATATTAAAATCAACACCTAAAGTATTTAACCATTCCTCTGCAGCTTCTGTAAGAAAACAAGAATCAAAAAAACTTTCCAAATCAGAATTATAATCATCTAATAAAGCACCTGCAGTATTAATCAACAATAATCTCATAGGATTATCTGATTGATTCAACTTACTATGTAAAGGCAACCGGTCAATAATACCCTCACCAAACAATCTTTACACCTCTGTTTGATTAATAGTTAAATCAACTAACCTTAAAACAGTATCTGCATTAGGAGTAATAGTAGACAATTCATTTTCAGTATCATTATCAATAACTCTCACATCAACTACCCAATCCATCTGCTCTAAAGCCATATATAATTCTCTGCGAGTTAACTCTTCACCAATACTTAAACCATCAAACTCAAGATATTCACTTGTAACTCCACCATTAAAAAAAGTATTAATAACTTCAGTAATACTATCCTCTTCAAGTAAGTTTTCAACATCCAAGTTAACAGTTAGATCAACATCCTGATAAGCAGGTTTGTCCACAATAAAATTATGCCCAACAATAATCTTTGTAGTGTCTGTGAACTCTGTTAAAACATTTAATAAAATCTCATCACTTGTTGGTTTAACAGTACCATTAACTAATATTTTTTTAGTATAATCCTCATCATCAACGAATAATACATCATGCACACCATCAATAGATTCTGCAAGGTTAGTATAATATGGTAAACTTCCAAAACTGGATTCTTGCAAAGTATTTAATAATCTTTCCCTGTAAGTGTCATCATCTTCATAATCCGTACCATCATAAAAAACCGCATTATTATTAACAGTTATCCTATCATCAATATACTCATCATCAATGATAGTGATAGTATTTGCTTTCACATTTCCATCTGCTCCAACAGTTAAACAAGTACACATTACATCAACACTTGTATCTCCTGCTACAATATAAGCTTCCATATCTGTAGCAAATTCTAATCCCTCTTCAGTACCTACAATTGTTCCTTCAGGTATGATGAAATCACCGGTTGAAACTTGTGGTATGGTAAATGTTACAATACCTATACTTTCTGTTCCTTGATTACGAGGACATTGTATTAAAGGATTTTCACCATGTAAATCTAACCATTCGCCATAAGCAGTTGATATGAATGCAATTTTGGATAATTCATATTGGTCTTCCATTAAACTATATATATCTACTGCAAAAGCTTCCAAGAGATTACGAATCTCTGAACCTTCATTGAAATCAGTTACTCTTGTTTCACCAACTTCTAATTTCTCACTATAATAATCCACCATCTGTTGCACAAGACCAAGTCTTGAAACTTCTTCGCCGAATATATTGTAAAAACTCACATCATCAACAGCAGTCATTCTTCTTCCTCATTTTCTTCTTCATTCATATTAGTTAATAAACTAATTTTATTATTTTCGTTCATTACAAGATTAAATGTTAAATCCATATCATCAGTAATCCGGATTGTTATTCCTGCAATAATTTTCTGATTTTGGTATTTGACATTTATTGTGTTTTCTTGACATCTTGGATCTTGTTGTAATACATCTTGTATTTCTAATTCTATGAATTCTAATGTATCATCACTATGAACCCAACCAAGAAAACCATATATTTTACTACCATAATCAGTATAAAATAAGTTTAAAGTATCTAATTTAGTGTTAAATCTGTTTATAATACTTTGTATGAGATTATCCTCATTTTTAACAAGTTTTAAATCTCCATCGATAAATTCATAGGAGGAGTCAAAATCTGTTCCTAATCCATTAACTTCTAACACTTTTAATCAACTCCATTTATATGTTTTTTGGACAGTTATTCGGGATAACTTTCCCGCTACTTTTATAATTCCAAAACCAACTGTGTATTTTGTATTTTCGGTATGGGAAATCTTTCCATTTTCCTTTTGCATCTTTATACTGCACACTCCGGTGTGCATCTGATTGACTTGTACCATATTGGATTATTCTTGCAATTACTCCTCTTTTCTGTAACTGACAAGCCATGAAATATGCTCCTGCCCAACAGTCACCTTTACCATATTTCACGAAGTTTTTATAATCAGAATGAGTATATCTCGCATATTTTTTCTTTTCCATCAACTTTCCAACTTCATCCAATGCTTTAGGAATATCTACTTTCTTGGTAGTTTTAACAGCTTTTTTAGTTGTTGTAGTTGAAGTATTTTTATTACTGTTTTGAACAGCATTACTATAAGCAGATTCAAATTTCAAACGATTATCCTTATACTTTGATATGCTACTTGCGAAAGGATTAACTTTAACATCAATACTTCCATCTTTACCATTATTATTAATAGTAACCTCTTCAACATACCATCTGTTTAAATTATAACCGCTCCACCTTGCACTTGTACTGTTCAATGCTTTAGCAATCTCTCCAAAATTAGCAACTTGAAAAGTATCAGGCAATACTGTCCATAAGAACATATTAGTATGCAAATTCTTAAAAATAGGATTACCTAAAGGCAAAGTAATCTTAAGATTCATTAAATCCCTAACAGATTTATCAATTTCCTCTCTTGCTTTTGCTTTAGCAAGATTAAGATTATTAAAGAAATTATCATTACTTGCAGTTGATTTAGTGTTCTTTACAGTTTTAGTAACAGTTGCAGTAGGATTATTCTTTTTAAAATTCGGGAACATTGCAGCTATTTCTTTTGCAGTATTTCCCTGTGCAACACCAACACCAGCATTTCGGAGTCGAGTATATGGTTTATCCCAACCACTAAAACCGGATGGACTAAAGTTATCATCGTGAGCTCTCGGTAACCATGCATCGGTTAATTTTCTACGATAAAAACCCACCACCATTCTTGCATTTCTTTTCTTTAAAATGCTATGGTAATGATTACTGTATGCTTGTTCTTTTAATGTTCCTGCACATCTACCACCATATAATGTGAAATATATACCATTCTTTTTCACTTTGGTTATATCGTTATAATGGGTCATTGACCCTACACCGCCAACGGTTACAGTATAACCTCGTTTTCTTAAATGTTTTGCAATTTCATTCATTAGTTTTTTATCACTACTAACACCATTGATTGTATCTGTGTTCATGAAAACATGAATGCCAGTACCTTCTTTTTTAGTTGTTTTTACACTAACAGTTTTTGTACTTGTTTTAACATTAGTATTAGTATTGGAACTACTGGTATTCCCAACACTACCTGTTAAACTACCGAAGAAAGCAGATAAATTCAAACCAGTTAACTCTTGACTTGTTAAAACATTACCTAATTTCCCATTTGAACCATTAACAACAACATTAGTTAAGATATTGGTAGTGTCGAAACTGAATTCTCTTTTCATGATTTCAGGTGTAGTTAAAACCAATCCACCACTTAACCAATCATCTTTGCTGAATGGTTTTAATTGTAATGTTCCATGATCATTAAAATAAATATCAATGTATTGACCGCTTCCAAACACAATATCTCTTATTGTATCAATAACACTTGTATCTCTGATAATCATC